TCCGTCGATAAGACTGCTTGAAGGAAATGTTCTTTGCACTAAATACCTTCATCTTCCATACCTCCTATGCTTTACACCAATATCTTAAAAGATAAAGTTATCTCAAGCCTCCACAACTTCCCAATCTTCTCCTAAGATACAAGACGTTGTGACTTGTTTTACAGGATACACTTTTGTCTTGCCGTATCCGCCTAAATATAATGTCTCTTTAAACCGTCCATCATCCTCAACAGTTTTGCCAAGGAACATATAAGCGTTGAGCCAGCACTTGCGTTTCACTTTTTTACCGGCTCTGAGTTCTATCATAGCATCATCAAAACTCATACCTTCGTTGTCAAAGCGCATTCCGAATCCCCCATTTCAGTTCCTTAATGTCGTACTTAAGTTTCACCTTCCGTACCCGCTCATAGATAAGAGGAATGGAGACCGCCATAGCGACGATCTCCTTAAAACCGATACGAATATCAAGTTTCACCACTGCCCTTTTCCTCCTTCTTAGCAGCCCTGCGCTTCTTGTCGGCGGCCTTCTTTCGTGCTGCTGCCATTGCCTTCTGTTTTGCCTCATACTCCGCAATTGCAGGCTTTGCAAAATCAAGATAGTTGCTGTGGGTCTCATTTGTGCCCATGAATTTCTTCATAACGCACATCGCAATACCCTTCTCCGGATCCATCTTATCGCCCTTCCGGCACTTCACGACAGTCTTCGTGCCATCAGACCACCAGATGATGGTAGCAGTGCCCTGGATGAGGATCTTGGTAGGCTTTACTTTTGCAACACCAATTTGCCCCCAGTAAAGTCTTCTGCAGAATTCCGAGAATGTTGTGTCTTTCGGTCCCATGTTCTTTTCCTCCTTGTTATTAGCTTCCTTTTCTTGAGCGGCTTTAGAGTCCCTAATGAACTCAGTAAGTGTTCTTGCCTTGTGATTAATAAAGACAATCGGCTCTACAAGGTTTTCGTAAGTTTGCGCTGTTTCAGTTGCACTGAGCATCTCCTTGCAAATATCCACGTCTCTTTTGCAGTATTCGCAAACAGTGTCCCCATCAAAATCGGCTCCTAGTTTCGCCATTTCAGTCGCAGTGAGATATTCAAGCCATGCCGTATCGGTATCGAAGTCTTTTACCTGCTTGATTTCGAGCTTCTCATAAATCCTCTTCGTCATCTCATCGATTTCTTTCTGCACCTCGTCCACATCCTTCTGTCTAAATCCGATCTTGTGGTCGTCATCCTGCTTCATCCAATACGGCACCGGCGGCGGAGTGAGAGCCTTCACTCTGGCAAGATAATCATCGTTAGACCAAAGCGAGGCGGTAGAGAGCCAGACCTTCTTGTCATCTTTCCGGTACCCTTTAATGGTAAAGTCCTCAACGCTATACCTGTTTTCCTCCTGGTCCCATACAAGTGTTGCAGAAGAGATGTTCTTCGGGAGTTCCTTGTTGAAAGAGACAACCCGAATATAGTACTTACCCTTAACAGCGTCAAGTATGCTTCCGTTGATATATTTGACGTCTACATGCTTCAAATCGGACTTATCATTGAAATATAAGTTGTAGTAGTATAGTGTACCGCAACCAAGAACTTTAGTCATACACGATGATATATCGGTAATATTCTTCAGAATCTGCATGGGTTTCTCCTTATCTTCCTTCTCAAACAGCCTCTTGTAAGCGAGTGGTTTCAAATATAAATGAACCTTGTCCGCAATTTCGGTACCAGTCATCGGGCAAGTTTCATCATACTTCCATTCAATGTCCAAAATATCAGAGCCGGTCGCCGAGAGCTTTTGCATGTACTGCTTAAAGTTTACAAAGGAGTATTCTTTCTCGTTTTCCTTATTGGTACCGATGAAAGTATTCGTCCAAGGGCTTACTTTAACGATATCAACCTCTCCACGACAGAAGTTCTTAACAGTAAATATAATGCGCTCCTCGGTGTTTCCGTATTTAGTGTGGTGCTGGCCAAATCCAATCCCACAGCAGCTCCGTCTAGTGCAAAGACCACCCTGACCGACAGCGCCGAATTGAGAGTTCAGCATGTTCTTTATAAAGAAATCACTAATGGTACCATTCATGCAGCAGATTCTGAAATAGCACTTATCGATAGTTGCATCATACCACAGGTCAATCTCATCGAAGAGATAATCTGCGTCGGCGCCTTCGATCTTCTTAACAAGATTTGTCCAAGGGTCACTAGAGAAGTAGTCGTTAATTGGGTCCTTGGCATAGCGTCTCAGGACGTTAAACTGTCCAGTCAGTTTTGCCTCAACGTACCACCGAATCCCAAAGTAGGAGTCGCTGAAACTGGGGCTGCATCTAGGTTTCTTCCCGTCAGTTCTCTCGTTCTGAAACGCCTCGCATTCCTTATAGTCCTTAAAATAAATCCGCCAAACATCATTTCCGCGGTACTCGTAATGAACGTTTTTAAGTTTCATTTTCATCCTCCTCTTCATACGGCTCATCGAGCATTTCCAGTATTCGCTCGTATTGCCTCTTGTAACTTTCACTCGGCCCAAAAAGCCCAAGGAAGACAGCCCTTTCAGCCCCAACCATTGAGTCAGCGTAAACGTTGGTCAAAAATACAGCAATCTCCTCCCTGCTCATCTCCTGGATCTTTTCGTACAGGGTTTTCTTAAGGCCATGGGCTTTGTAGTATTCACTCCACTTCCCATGATGATGTGCCTTGATTCTCTCAAAGACGTCATCAGCTGTTAAATATCCGACAACATCATCGCACGCTTCCTCATCAGGCTTCAAAAGACCCATGATTTCAAGCAGGCCCTCACTTCTTCCGTAAGACCCACTATGCAATATAACAGAGCAGATTCTGTTTTCACCATCTTCCGGATAACAGATCTGGAACCCGCACATATCAGGCTGCCGGTGGTATACAAAAGGAATACCCTCTGCTTTGAGCATGGCTTCGAGCTTGAAGAACTCATCGTACGATTTGACGTTTCTCCAAGACGAAAGACACGCGTATTTCTCCTCCCGCTCTTTATGCATGAGAGCTACTTCCTCGTTCATTCTGGTTTTGTAATCGTCCATAATTTACCTCCTTAAAAATATAAACCTGGAGAGACACTAGAGACTTTGATGTTATCTCCGTCTCTAGGTCTGGTCGGATTAGCTGTCTTCCTCGATTTCCTCAGCCTCAACCGTTTCCGGTTCGGATTCTTCTTCTGTGGCTGCCTCCATTTCAGCCAGTTCCTTGAGCTCCTCGTCCTCGATAACCTCGTTGTCGTCAGTAGTTGCCTTGTCAGCAGTCTTACCTGCCTTAAATGCAACGATACCTCCAACGACGGCCGTTACCAGACCTGCACCCATTTTGATGAACTTACCAATGTTTGCCATAGTAATTTTCCTCCTTATAAAAGTTTAGGTTTATTGATTTCAGATAAACTTATCGCTTATCCGACCATTATAGCGGTTGAAAAATGTGTGACTACTCACCTCATCTCAATACCTTTCTCTGCAGCAAGCTGAGTGTTAAGCACGATTACTTTACTTTGCAGCTCCATTCGCATCTTCCTCTCAGCCTCATACCGTGCCTTCCACTCAACAGCCGAGACCTCGTCATCGTAGTCGTCACTGTCATCATCGTCAGGATGAATATAAGTCCCTTCCGCTTTCCGCACTCTTGTTTTCATAGCTTTGAGAGCGGTCTCTGTAGAATATAATGTTGCACCAGTTCTGTCAAGCTGGGCCGCAACCGTTCGATACATGGTTTCCCACTTAGCCGCCTCATCCTTCCAGTCCTTCTGCAAGGTCAAGGGCTCCGGTTGATAGAAAATATCATACATGTCTCGAAGTGTTGTCACAATGGAGTCGATACTTTCCTTGTCAACCAGGTGCTTGCATTTACACGCATGAGGGCCCGCCCCGTAATAATGGTCCAAAATATCAAGCAGCGGTTTTACCTCTGCGGGTGCTTCACTTCTGTTCATTCTCTTTCCTCCAATACTCATTTGCGGTCTCAATAAAACAGTTCGCCATATGCCGCCACGTCTCTCGTATCATGGTCCTCATATATCGCGCCGCAAACTCATCGTCCATATCTCTCAGTGCAATAGCGTGCAGCTCGCCAAAAGCCGTTGCATGACCGTAGCAGTGAAGAGACCCAATGAATCGCACAGACAAAATATCCGCCATGTCACGCCCATCATACCTCGGCTCCAGCTCCACCGACACTTTGATGAAATATCCATTGATGCTTTGCGGTATCAGATGACTTGCCTCCGCCATGATGTCGGCTTTGAGTTTATTAGCCTTGTCTAAAATATCTGGGAAAGGCTCTCCTGATCCATCAGCAGACGCCTCAAGCAGCTTTCTTATCTCATCCCGTGTGAGTTGCGGATACCGCGGCTTGTATTCTTTTTCATAAAGCTCGTCTATCATCTCATCCTCCCATACTCTCCATCAGGGTTAAGGCTGCCGTCCGCCAACACACTCGGCTCATAGTCAGGTTCACATCCAGGCACTTTAACGTCATCCACATCAATCCATCCCATGACGTAAACTTCGCCATCTGAAGTCTGCCCTTCATCCCAGTCGTTCTCCCAGACAAATACCGGAGCACCATTTCTATCGCACTCATATAGCAAGAGTTCGTTTTCTTCGATAAACTCTGTTTCAAACGAATACTTGTAACGAAGGCGCACGATCATTGTTGAAGGTTGAATCTCATAACTGTCAAGCTTCTTAAAGAACTCGTCAAGTGTTAGCATTAAATATCCACTCCTTCCGTCCTGCGCAGAACCTCTCTCCACATGATACCAGCATCTGTTAGCCATGAGCCGTGGACACTACTGCCATGCTCTGAGAGCTCCAGCTTATCGAGATAATGGAGCATGAACTCCACAATACACGGGATACCGCTCTCGTCGTCAAAGCCTTTCAGACCCTTAAGGCACTCTTTAAGGCTGAACCGGTCGAGCAGGATCGTCTCTTTCCATTGCTCATCAACAAAGCAGTTGAGGAAATATAATACGAAGTCGAGCGCTTTAGAAGGGCATCCGCACCCGCAGAATACGAGGACGTCACAGTAGAAGACCTGACGAAAATACAACAGCATATCCTCCACGTCAGGGTTCTCATCGTGCTCATATGCGTATTTAATGTCGTAATAGGACATACCGAGCGCTCCATGTCCTAAAGTCTTATCTTCTTCGTCAAGGTTTTCCTCTAAGAAAGAAAGCATGGCGCCGCAAAACTCATAGTCGCTCATCGTGCGGTAACCCTGTCTTCGCTTAATGTCATCTTTTATAAGTCGGTTCATCTGTTCCATTGCGTTTTCAGCTTTCATCCCGCAACCTCCTCCATAATCCGCAGCGCCCCAACAAGCGTATCGCGCTTGCGTCTGAGCGTCATGACATTCTGGTCCGCCACGTTCATATCATGTTCCATCTCTTTGATGAGTTTTTGTGACTCTTCTTTTTCCTTTCTAATATTATCGCGAAGTTCGTTATGAATATCCACCTGTGTTCGGATCTCTGACTCAACTTCAGCGATCTTGTATTTCAGCTCCTTAAGAGCCGTTTGCTTTCTAATGGTATCGTCCATATGAGTGCCTCCTTTTTAGGGTTGAAAAAAAATAGAGGAACCGATTAAATCAGTCCCTCATCCTCGAGTAACATTTTTATCCGTACACGAAGAAATGTGTCATGTTCAGCTTCATAGTCGAAGATTGCAGCCAGTGCGATATATGTCGGTTTCTTTATTTCGGCTCGTCCAGATTCATAATTATTTATGGTCTGGCGCGTAACTCCAATAAGTTGACCGAGTTTTTCAGCAGTCCACCCAGCTGCGTATCTGAGATCAACTAAATGCGTTTGCATGAATTTTAGTTTTTCTTCGCTAAACGGTAATAATATATACGTCATGTTTCTCACCTCCACTATAGGAGCTGAAAGAATTACACCCACTGAAATATCAATGGGTGCTTAGTGCGATTATGCCGTCATTACAAAGTTAACTCGGCAGGATTCCGCTGTAGTCCACTCTGCCCTTCCTCTAACTTTTTCGGCTTCATCCTCCGTCATGAATCCGTAATCCATTACGGTGAACATGTCGTGCGCCAAAACCGGTTCGAAGAATGTTTCGTATTGTGGAACCCAGATTTCTCCTTTCCTGTTTTCGACTTGGTAATAACCTGTAATCATAATAATCACCTCCACTATAGGAGCTGAAAGAATTACACCCACTGAAATATCTCAATGGGTGTTCGAGTGTGGTTAATCGAAACTGTAGAACTCCTTATTGTATGTAAAATATACCGCGTTCCACTGATACCCGAACCATGCTTCAGCTTGATGGTATTCCTCGTCGGAAACGAGACCGTTTTCCAGTGCCCAATTGAACACCGCTGACGGAATTCGCTGAGAATATCCCTCAACCTTCTTCATTTCGGCTCGGAGCTCATCAAAACGCATTTCTGCTTTGAACAGGCTCCACAGATACATAATAATCACCTCCGTTATAGGAGCTGAAAATATAAAACCCCATAGACTCTGAATCGAGCATATGAGGCTTTTTTTGTCAAGGCTCGCTATGGAACTCTACTTGTTTCCGAATTGCGCTCGTGATGTGTTCCACTCGATCGCACAGTACAGTAATCGCTGCAAGGATTTTCTCGTCTTCTTCGGTTGTGTTTCCTGCACAATCCCAAAGGGTTGCGAGTCCTCCTGCGGCTTTTGCCGTGCTTTCGAGCGATTCGAGGCACTCGGTTAAACTTGTTACGTCCATTAAAGCTCACTCCTTTCTGGTCTTTATTAGACCATTATAGGAGCTGAAAATATAATGTGCTTCGCGCCAATACCTTAAAAGGTAAAGAAACGGGATAGCCCCGGATCACTCCGAGGTTTCTCCCTTGTTTTCGTTGAGGAATTTCTTCGCCAACGTTTCAAGTTCCAGCTTGCCGTTGCAGGCAAGGTTCATCATGTGCTTGATGTCTTCGTCGTTGATGCCAAGGCTGAGACACCATTTGTAAAACCTGGTTGCTCCCCAGTGATAGTCAATGATCTCTCCTCCTTTTCGCACCCATGACGCGATGATTCTTGTTGCATAAACCTGCCCACCGATAGCAGGAACTTCGATTAATTTGTTTTCGAACATATTAATTCCTCCTTCTGCCCTTATCTGGGCATTATGGAGTCTGAAATCTTTAGAGCATCACTCAACCGTCACAAAAAGACAAGGCGCGCTATGATTCTTTATATAGTAAGCCCAAGCTTCAATATCACGGTTAGTAACTTTGGCACCAACCTTCGCAATATCTCCGCCCCTTGCCCCGCAAAATATAATGGTGTTCGCAACATAGGCTTTCTGCTGAGGAAGCTTCGAAAGGAGTTCCTCGTATTCCTCGAACGTTCGGACCTTATCTTCTATGAGCCTCCCCATAATATAATACAGTGCCCTCATCTCAGACTCAGTAAACGTCGCTATCGCCTCGCCGAGTGTAGTCTCATGGTAGTTAGACATTCAGCTTCCCTCCTTCGTATTTTGTTTCCACCTCAACCAAAATATCCATGCCCATTGGTGTGTTAACTACTTCCTTAAGCCGCATGCTAACAGGAAGCAGCACAACACCATCGCGGATCTGGTCAATCAGCTGCTGTCTTACCTGTTCAAGCTTTTCTTCTTGACTCATACTAATTGTCGATTCAAAAATATAAGCCATCAAATCACTCCTCTCACTTAGCCACAACAGGATCTTTAGGTCCTCCAACCCTTGCCTGTTTATAGTTAATTTCATCTGTATCCGTCAGTGTCTCCCACATGTCCTCAGGGATCACGATAGTCACAAGCTCTCCGTCACCATGGATCTTAGTACCAAGAGCGCGGTAGATCTTCTCCTCAATCGCTCTCTCAGCACCGATACCGTCTTCCCGGTCTGATTCTTTCAAAATATAATCCCCAAAGAACGGACTGTGGTCGTAATCAGTCGTCACAACCGTCCTCGTCTCGACCCATCGATTCACGTCGTAATCATAGGTCCGCTGCTGGATGACGAGCTGGAGATTCAGGCTTAGGTTCGGAATCGCTCCAACCGTCAATAAGGAAAATATCATTGCCCCTTGCTTCAATCGTACATTCGGAAAGCTCAACCTCTTCGCCTTTTGAAAGTCTATTTTGAAAATCGCTACAGAGCTGTCTCGGAAGCTTCACTACAATATAATAGTTCCCAGCTCTTGAATACTTTACAGAACTCCATATCCTGAATCTATCCATTAAGCCGCCGAGTTCAGAGTCATCCATATTCCACAGGACAAGGAGCGTATCGTCGATTCCACTAGTTCGTAGTCTTAGATTTTTATAGCCGTCTTTTACTTTTAGTGTTACGCTATCCACAAATATCACCTCTCTCTTATCGGTCCATCGCAATCAATGCTGCCGTCTGGATTGACCGTGTAACTATGGCTCGTTGTATCCAAATTCCTAGCTTTTCTCATCTCAGCGCTCATGGCCATGAACTCCTCGTGAGAAATATCTTTGATTTTTTTACGTACCCACGCCATGACCTCTTCATAACTGGGTTCTGCTCCCTTTACACTAAGCCGCGGAGACATGAACCCATGACCATGCTCCAAGTAATACTGGCATGGCATGAACTCACTACAGAGTCCGCCACGATACGTACAAAGCGGTACCAAGAGATCAGTCCCTTCCCATTCAGGACACTCCTTGGTGATGACTCGCACGACCTCCTGGACCCACTCACGAGTCTCCTTAGAAGCAAGCATGCAGAGTCTCTTATGACAAATGGTCATGAGTTCCTCAGCGTTGAACGACCAGATCATATCAATCGGCGTGTCCTGTGGGGCCTTGCGTCTGTCATAAGTTTCGTCTCTGTCCATCCGGTCGTTTCTCTGGGTTGTCACAAACGGAATAGCGTGCACATGCCTCACAAGATGCACACTGACCCAGCTCGGCACGCCCTCAAGGAGTACCGTGTAGTTTAAAAGACGGATTGGAGAGTGTACAGCTTTGAGCATCTTTCGTCTCCACTCCATCTTAGGCTCGATTTTTGCGTACTTACCAATTGTCCTGAACGCTGCTTTCTTAACCAGCATCCAGTCTTCCCAGGTAGGACTTGATAATAGTATTACTTTCATTCTGCATCTCCTTCCCATGCCCCGTCGTTAACATTGAGCTTTACGATTTTCCGTCTACACGGATGATGCGGATTGTAACAGCACTCCTTACAGTACTCTGGGACCTTATGCTCTGGATCATGGTCGTATCCAGCAGGCTCAGACGGACCTTTTCCTTCTTTGAACTTAAGACCGATGTAATAAATATAAATCGAGCCAAGCGTCTCTGAACGGAAGGAGCCGAATCCCGTCATCTCAACAGATTCGCCCCAACTGATATGGATGTTGAGGTTGTTCATCAGCTCGTTCAGGACCTCCATGATGTCATCGGATGTGAAAATATCATCCACTCTTGTGTCGCCAGCAGCCCTCGATGTCGTCTTTTGATAAAGCGTGTAGATTCTATCACTCATATCTCTTCACCTCCGTCCGTTCCGTCCATTTTAGCGCCACAGTCTTTACAAAAAGGATAATATCCATTCCTAGAGAAGTACTCATGCTCTGTCACGTTTCCACATTCGCTGCATTTAAATAATTTTGACGGTGCTGTTCTATTCGGAAGTAGAACCCACCGCCCATGCCGTACCGGTGCTACTTCGACAGTCTCGATAGCAGCACAGACGCTCGCTTCACGTCTTAATTTCTCAAGCTGCTCCTTTGAAATATCATAGCCTTTGTCTGTAACGAACTCTAAGAACCCTTCGTCTGTCTTGTCACGCTCAGATTCTGGTTCACCCTTTGCAAAACTCAAAAGATTCTCGCTATAGTAGATCTTCAAAAATATCCGCCTTGCAATCTCTTTTGGCTTGAGCTCAACAAGGTCTGACTCCTCGAATCCACAGAGAGCCTCGCAAATATCAATGAGGGCCTTCTTGCTCTCGTCCCATGTCCAAGAGACTTTGGTCGATTCAGTACCCTCCTTACAACTCTTTCCAGAGCAAATCTGACCATCGTATTTACAGGTTTTGCACTGTTTTGTTTCTTCTTCATACTTATCAAGGAACTCTCCACAAGGATTATCGTATGGCCCTACGCAGGACCTAGTCGTACAGGTGTTACAGAGCTCATATACGATTCTGCTGATAGCGTTTTCGTGCATAAATATCACTCCTTTATCTAAAGCAGCTTTTTGTCTCCGGATTGACGCAACCTAAGCAATTATAGTCATCATGATCGAAGTCCTTGCATCCACGATAGGAACTAACTGCTTCAGATTCATGGATATCAGAGAGCCCAGCCATTTGAGTCATTTGGCAAATTTTGTAAATGTTAATAGCATCGTCCTCGATGTCATTAGAGTTGCATTCAGGGCATAAAATATCAGGATCGCCGTTGTATTCATGCGACTGACCGAAGGTGTTCTCGCTGTATGCGCATTTCCACATGCAGTTACACCTTCTGCAAAGATACAACTTTCTAGGGTCATGTATCTTCTCCCATGCCGCGATGGCCCCTTCATTTCCGTGTCTCAAGATTTCCATAAAATATCACTCCTTTTCCTCCTTAATCTTATGTGTAACGGTAACCAGCATGACCGGTTCTGCTACTGTAGTAACCACCGATCGATGGCGAAGAATCCTCTTGATTACACCGCCACCAGTCGTCGTTAGGTTCGGTCTTTTTAGGTTCGCCTTCCTGTTTTCTGTCAAATGCGCTCCATGCATAGCAGCCAGAGCACACCTTTTCAACGCCCTGATACTTGCACTGGTAACACCAGCCTTCGCTGCTCATCTTAACCCTACCTCTCTTAAAAGCTCTTCGTTAACTGCCCTTCGAATCTCCTGCTGGATACGGTCGTAGATACCCTTACCGATCTCATTCCCGTCGCCCTTTACCAAATATCCGTGCAGGGCCTCGACTTCCTCCCTGGTAAGTTTCAGTGTCGGAACTCTAATGCTCCGTTCCTTATAGACACCTTTGAGATCTCCCTTCCGCGTAGCCTCAAAGAAGTCATCGAATTTATCGCAGAAAGACTGTTTTGACTCAACGGAACCATAGTTAATGCTGTTCACATTCCGGCAATGACCACACTGACTATCGGCATAGAGGCGATCAAAGTACGAACAGAAACCACATATTTTAAGATCAAGTGCCATCAAATATCACTCCTCATCACTTTCGAGCTTTTCAATGATGTCCTTCAGTTCCTCCTCGGTCACAACATCCCCGGTGACACGTTTTTCATGGCAACAAGGGCAATACATAACAGGGAATGAAATACCCATCACGCTATCCCATGTATCAACCTCCGAACTATCACCTGTAAAGATGCATCCGCACTCACCACACTCGTAAATATAAGTCTTCGGAGTACCTTCTTTGAGAATTGTCATTTCTCCCCACCAAACCTTTCTTCAAATTTCTTTCCAAAGTCCTCAAATCTCTGAATATCATCCGGGAAGTATGCGATACCTTCGAGACCAATGTAGCCTTCGGTCCGTTCTTCAACAAAGCAGAGTTTCATATCAAGATCATCAAGAAGGCCATCGAAGTCTGGAGTTGTGTCCTTTCCCCATTCTGTCGGATAATATGTCTTCGGTCGATATCTTTCGTGCTTGAGGTTCGGAATATACCATCTGAGGGGCTTGCCATATTTTGCATCTGTGAAGTAAATGATATAGCCCCAACCGTATCCGTAGATCTCGATCTCATCAATAGACTTTACTTTGATGCCAGTTTCAGACTCCATATGCTCTTTCATAATATCATAGTAAGACTTCTCTTCGCATTTGGTGCGTTTTGTGATCTCTTTGCGATTTATCTTCGCTATATAAGCCTGCACCATCTTGATGCTCTTATCGAAGTCAACAAACCCAAATATCCATTGCTGGTAAAGGGCCATCTTACGACGGATAAGGAGCACATAGTTCTCACGGATCTGCAGTTCAAGCAGTTCCTTTTCTTTATTCATCTTAGTTTTGAGCTCCATCATAAGATTGTACTGATGACGGATCTCTGCCTTCTGCATTACAATTTCATCAGATGCGGTCATTTCTTAATCCTCACTTTCTTAAGTAACGGACAGAGGCAATCTTTATCCTCTGGTGGAAATACCTCGTAATACGTACGTCCCCATTCCGGTATCTGAGGGAACAGACAGATAGTCATGCCATCTCCGATCTTAGAACTCATTTCTTCTCCAGCCCAGAAGGGACATTCGTTGCAGTGCTCAGGAATACAAATATCAAGAGAGATTGTGACCTTCTCTTTCATGTCAGTCCCCCCTCTCAAGTTTTGCAATCGCCTGCCGCAGGGCTGATACCTCCCCACGGCACTGGCGTCTTGCTTCCTCAAAGGCACCGAGCTCTTTTTTAAGCCAGTAAAAGTCGGTTGACCCAGGCTGAATATCATCTCGCCCAGAGATCTTATCCCTCAGCCTGTGTATCTCCTTCGTCAGCATCTCGAGTTTTTCTTCTCTGGTTTCGAGCTCCTTTTTTAGCAGCTCCGGTACAAACGTCTCGTCCATCATGGTCTCCTTTCATTCCAAGCCACTTAATAAGACTGTTATTGCATTCCTCGCAAATATCCAGTCTTGTCATCTCCTCGTAATGCCGGTTTTCGCAACCATACGCATCGCGATAATTTAAGACAACCATATTGATTATCTGTTTATCGTTTTCGATCGCGCAGAGCTTTCCACAACGATCGCATTGATATGCTACAGACATTTTTTATTCCTCCCAAATATCATCAAGTTTTCCGCCGAGGCATGTCTCGTTAAGAGCTACACTGCGAATTTCCATGCTCGAGACTACCCCGTCTTTTGAATCCGCCCTTACTGCATGAAAGCCTAGTTTAGGTTCGTATCCTGCAGTAAACGCCTCGCTGTAAATATCAGCGTTTGCTTCATTGAATGTAAGAGTAGCGTACAGGCTATCACCGTCAAACGAAAGCTCTGCATGACCGATGATCTTATCAGGGTCGTTGAAGTTCTCAAAGGATGACAGGAGCGGTACCTTATCAGATTTGATAGCGTTCTTAAGAACCTCCGGATCAGATACTGTACATCTTGTCGTACCAATTGCCTCACCAAGCGTGTAAACTCTAGCTTTTGCTTTAAGCATTTTCAAGCCTCCTCAAAATCTTTAAGTGCTTCTTTTCGTTTATCGGCAACGTATTTCCTGATGATCTCTATAAGACCCGGATAATAGTCGCCGTCAATAGTAAGTAACACATCTGCTTGACCGAGTCTTTCTCCGTCTATTCTGCCGATAATTTGGATCGTATGATAGTTTCCGAATTCATCAAGGTTATCGATATCTTCCGTCATTTTCTGAATAACATTTTTCATGGCATTCAGCTCGTTTAGTTTATCAAACGTCATATTACCCTCCTTCAAAACCTAATAACTTGTTTCTTCGGTTCTGCCGCAACGACTCGGATCTTACATGCTTCTCCAAGTTCATGCAGTTCATCAAATATAATCTCTTTGACATCTTCCCACTTGAGCTTATCAAGGCCACATCCGATGTGCGGCATCATGATTTCTGTCAGCAGGGGGTTCTCGCCATCAAGCCAAGCATTTGTCTCAAGTTTTGCACGTAGGTTCCAAATGGCGTGCCTCATGTCATCAAGCGTCGGCTTATCGTAGTAATGTTCCTTTGTGACAAGCCCTAAGATATGAGGGCAGCGATCAGTAGCGTAAATATGACCGATGCGAGCTTCGAATTTCATCCTTTGAATCTTACCGGGGAAGTATTCTCCATTGCTATCTCGAAGAAGCGGGATGCGGAAGAAATCTCCGAATCTCTTATCAAACGTCCAGCCAGTAGTTCCAAACCCCGGAAAGCTCTCTGCAAGGTCTGCACAGAGGCTGTCACGGAAGTGGTAACGGTCGTTCAAGACCCTAGCAAATCCCGCTCCTTGGGCATTATCTCCAGAGACGCAGTGAACGAGGTAGAAGTCGTCAGCAGGAGCCTCGTCAACCCATGGCCTGTAGTCACCATCCAAATATAAGTCGAATCGGTTTAATATGTTACCTTCGATTTCAGTGAACCAATTAGATTCCGACACGGTCCATCCTCCTTTTCAAATCTTCAACAGCAGCTTCAGGGGTACTTCCGACACCGAACATAGGGATCGGCGTTTCGTCCTGGTCATCGCAGTTCAAAATATAATAAATACCCATCTTACCAGGCTTTGCATCCCTTGCTAATGACCAGAACTCACAGCAGGTCACGTCATCACATGCAATTTCCTCCGGCACCTCATCTGCGTCACAATTCCATGCTGTCCACTCTCCACCAGAATATGTGCCCATGTAACGGTCTTTTGTAATGGTGAGCGGGTAAATATCAAAGTCTTGCATTTTTATCCCTCCAATATTCTGCCTCGTGCATCCAATACTCAAGAGCCTCGTCTCTTGAATCAATGCGGTTCTCATAGTCCTGATCTATCAGTTCGCAGTAAGCATCAACAATAGCAGCAGTTGAGTTATCAATAAGCCATGCCTGCTTCTGACACTCTCTTGCAACCTGCTCTGTAGGTGTGGTTCGAGTGGTGCCGACTGCTTGCGCGTTGAAATTGAGTGCGCGGTGGAGCTGTTTAAAAATATAATACATTCCGTCTGTTTCTTTTGCAGATTCGATTTCTTCTGCGTATTCCTTGTAATGGGTATTGATACGATCCATGCGAGCCATCAGTTTTTCGTTTTCGTCCATATCAACCCTCCTTTTCAAATGCATGACAGCTCAGGATGACCATTCCGTCGTTCATCATTCTATCACGTACTCTGCAATATCCAGACTTTCCGTTGATACTCGTCGTCCAGTGTCTGCAGTTGCAACAGTAGGCATAGTCTTTTACGCTCTTTTCGTCAGGGAACGAATCTTCAAACTGTGCCTCCTCAGCGCTTAGAAGGTCGTTGAAATCCACCTTAAGCACCGCCCAAACAGAGCAAGCGTCGTCATCAATAAAATGGATGGCAGCCTCTGGCACGGCTCCTGTCACGTTATTTGGTTCGGTATAAATGATCTTGTAAGGCCTTCCGACAAAGTTAGCCTCACGCTTTGCTTCAAACCTTGCTCTATGATACGCAGTCTTAACATCCGAGAACACCGCAACAGGTTGCGAGCAAGAATCATAGTTCTCCAATGCGTAATCGTCCTGGTAAATCTCAAAACCGTCCTCACCGTAGTCGAAGTTCACCACTACATATACATACTTCATTTCCTGATTGTCCATATTAAGCCCTCCTTAAAAATATAAAAGTCAGAAATTAACTTAAAATCTCCTTTTCAAATTTGCTACAGGCTTTTGACTCTGCAGATAACGTGCGACAATGTGCGTAATATGCGCAATCACCACAGCGTTTCTCCCGTTCCCCCACGATGCCAATCGTGCCGTCACCGTAATCCACAACTCCGGTCGTAACGGCATAGGTATAGTCGAGGTTCTCATCCTTCTGTGCGGTGATGACTTCTCTGTCACCATGTGTAAGCAGATGATCCATGAGTTCTTTGATAAGCTCTGATGTTTTCATTTTAAGCCCTCCTTATAGGATTAATGTATTTCCGTTCAAGTTCTGGGGGATTCTTACCCTTACCAAGGCGCTCAGTCCTTCCATCATCGTAAATCCTATAAATATAATAGGACTCGCGACGACGGTCAGATGTGATAACAAAGCGCCTTCTTGTTTCGGTAGTAATCTCCTCCCAGACTATTTCATTAGCAGGGAGAGAGTACATCATCTGATCAGCCCCTCCTCAATAAACGAGATAGAGCTGAGGTCCTCTGTGATAGAGAACGGTCTCGGGTTCCAGATGTGAATCACACCTGACGGGTGCATGCAGTCCATGCGGAAGTGAGGCCCCTCAAATGAAATATCATCGGTTGCGCCTCCGCAAAGGACATAGTCGACAGCCTCGTGTGTATCGGGGTTGCGACTGTAAGCAATGATGTCGAAACACCCAAAGCTTGAGTCATGCTCGAGTCCGTTGGGTCTAATGTAGGCGCCTTTGATGCCAGAAAGACGCTCATCCCAATTCCGCTTCCGAGCAATGTCACAGAGGTCCTGCCAAAGGGTTTCGCTGTGTTCGTCGATGTTGAACTTGTCCATTTTGAATCCTCCTTAAAAATATAAAAAAATGATACCCCCTGAAGTTTCCCTCAGAGGGTATGTGATTACAATTTCGTTATTTGCGGAAATACGGGCTGGAACGTCCAGACTCCTGAAATGCTTCTTTTTGGTTCGAAGTTGCTTGTCTCGCCGATATGACGAACGAAACCATAGTTATGGTATTCAGGTTTAATTTCCATCTCGTCGATTGCCATCATTGTTATAAACAATTCAAGCAGATCAGCGACGGATACAAAACCGAATTCAACAATATGGCTGTTCCACCAGGCGACGATGTTTTCGACCATGTCGTGCCGAAGTCTTAAATAGGTTTCCAGTTCCCTTACAATTTGCGCAATCTCTTTTCGAGATTCGTTCATAATAATCACCTCCAATAGAGGCGTTGAAAACATTGCTTAAAGTTTCTTACCTGTTAAGGTTTCTTACTTGTTAAGGTTTGTTTCGAAAAATATAAAGTCAAAGGGGATACCCCCGGAAATTAATCCGAGGGTTTCTTCTCCTCCTGCTGCTTAATCTGTACACTCAGGAAGACAAGCAGCTCGTCGTCCTTTTCTTCAATGCGTGTCGCATACGGTTTACACTTGGATTTTGTTTTCTCACGGATTAAATCCCAAGCAGTCTCCGTAACATGGTAGTAGCGGGTCTCCTTATCGATTTCGATTTTGTTAGACCAGCTTTTAACCACCGGTTTATACAGGGTTACTGTTCTTGTTTTCTTCTTCTCGGTGAAAATAATTTCCATTTTTCATACCTCCATATTAAAAATCACGCACCGCTATCAGTGCATTATAGAGGCTGAAAATAGTGGAGAGAACGAGGATAGGAGCCGAAGCCCCTTAATCCTCAAGTACAAATCGGTGTTTTACGTTATAGCGGTCAGCATCGTCAGTGATTGTGTGACCAGTTCCGTCAAATACTTTCTCAAGGCGCAGGTCAGCGCTGGTACAAGCGTTATCGATATCCTTCCTCATATGCTCGAGTATCTCATCGAGCTCTCCGAGTTCCAGATAAAGCTTGTGGCGCTTAGTCTTAAGCTCCTTGTATTCCAAGTATTTCTTGTTGAGTTCTTCACAGATCACCTTTCTGGTTTCGTCGCTGAATAATGCCATATTCAAACACTCCTTTCTGGCATAGTTGCCATTATGGGAGTTGAAAATGGTGGAGAGTGACCTTAGAGGCTCTGTTAATAGAACCTCCTTTGGTCAATACTTTTTACTTCTGTTCGGACTCTCCTTTCTTGATGAGCAGCACGTTGCTCAAGCTTGTCAGATACTCGGTGCCGTCGATCACCATCTTGATGAATGTGTTATTACCGGGAATCTCCCAGCGTGTGCACCATCCTTCGATAATGATTTTTCCGCCCTGACGGATCTGTGCATAATTGAGTTTGCTGTTATCAAACATAGTTTACCTCCAATCTAGTCGTAGAAGGAGCCGTATTACTCCTTCATTATAGGCATTGAATTCTTTAGAATTCGATCCTTGCTCGTTAGAGCTGAGCTGAATTCTTTGGAGGTAAACTCGCTACAGTTCGTAAGCAAACGGGATAGGGCCCGTTAAGAGCCCTTTTGTTTTTCCCGTTCTTTGACCGTTTTCAGGTCTTTCATAAAGTCACCAGATCCAACTCCCAAATGGGGCCAGACCTCAGTGACGATCCTCATGAAATGGTTGCGGTTGCGAACTTCCCATTTCTCCTCAGATATAATGTGCGTCATGCCCAAGCAATTCGTCACATCAATACATGCGGAGTGGTAATGCAGCATAATCCGTGCAACCACTTTTTCAAGTGAAATCGCCATGGTTCATACCTCCCTTTCTGGTCTAGTGACCATTATAAGGATTGAAAAATATAAGACATTGACTGTGGAGTCGAACTCACTATCTCGATCCTGTTTCCAGTTCAGGTGTGGAGCCGTACCGCACACCAGACCGCGCATTACAACTGATACGGGTTTTCCGTAATGCTATAACAATGTCTCATTAGAAACCGATTCCCGCCCGAGAGTCGCTCGGTCTTAGTACCTATATGTCGGCATCTCAGCCGCTGGGACATTCTCCCAGGACACATTACTGCTACGAAACGTAGTCTTATACGGTTCACTTCGGTTTCCATTATGGCGGTTGAAAATTCTTAGACAAAAGGGATACCCCCGGATTAATCCGAGGGCGTAAAAAGTTTTTCGATTGCCTCATTCTTATAGTAGGAAGACATACTATTGTCTTCAATGACACTGATCGCAGCTGAATATAAGCCGGGGTCATCGCAATCTCGCGGTATCACGCTCATAATCTGGTTCTTGTAGTACGAGGAAATGTCCTTCCGCCGTGTGAGAGCCGCAATGACCATGCCGTATGTGGCATAGCCAGTGTTTACTCTTACAGGTTCGGTGGTGCTTTTTCTTTCACCCAAGACCGTTGCTGTAGCCGCAACACCTGCAAGGATTGCCCCTGCAAATTTCAGTACGTTCTTTCCGTTCATAATTCATACCTCCTAAAAAATATAACAATCTACACGGCCCCTTTACCGTGCATTATGGAATCTGAAAATATAAAGGATAGGAACTGAGTCCCACCCTTTATTTGTCTTAGAAGTTGTCGCCATAGATCTTGATATAGTCTTTGTCAGCCTCATCGAGTGTTCGTTGCTGACTGGGTAACAGCGATCCCCATTCGCCGCCGCGGGTGTGATGAATGAACGAGACATACTTTCGAAGTTTCATTTCGTTTTCGAAAGCCTCCTGTCGCCTATCATCCCACTTGCGGTAGAATCTGAGGGATTCAGCCCAGCCGGCAACACCGATTGCAGCCATTGCCATAATCAAAAATTTCTTCATAGCTTTTACCTTCCTTTCTGGTCTTAGTGACCATTATAAGGCCTGAAAAACCTAAGATGGGCCCTCTGGGACTCGAACCCAGAACCTGCCGGTTATGAGCCGGAAGTGCTAACCGATTGCACCAAGAGCCCGTAGAAAAGTAGGATAGGGTTTGACCTACCCCACTAGATGCTTATTCTTCTTCCAAGCTTGAGTCGTATATTCTATTGACTCTGCCTGGATTGCCCCAAGCATCCTTTATAAATTTTGGTACAATGTCTTTTATGAATGTCTCCGCCTCCTTTCTAATCTCAGTCGAAATATACCTCGGCTGCTTATCAAATTTCTCAACACACCGAAAAACAACGTGTGACCAAGTTGTATCCAGTCTATATTGACTAAAGATGCCCCGTAGTTCAAGTTGTTCACGAATGTACTTTTTAAGCCTTATCGACCATTCTGAACCGGTCTCATTCATAAAATATCACCTCCCAATATAGACGCTGAAAAAAAATAATAGCCACTGAACTGTCCGCTCAAGTGGCTCAAATCATTTTTTTGTGTCGGGAGGACACGCTTCAAAGCTCGTTTAAGCTCTCTAGCCTATCCTTCCTTTATAGCGTTTGAAAGAATTAGAGGCCACTGAAAATATCAGCAGCCTCTTACAACGATTACTCGTCCGGATCGAACCAGAAAGTAACTTCCTTGATCTCTTTATCAAGACAGTCCTTGGCGTATTCTGTCCCATCGCTTTCCTCGGTAATTTTGATTGCGTCGTCGCACATCAAATCTCTTGGTGTTACACGTTCTTTGAAGTGCATTGACGCTGCGTTTTTAAACAGCTTATCCAAATTGCTGTTAAACTCGCTCAACGCACTATCCCTTCCGAACTTGTAGCTTACACCCATACAGATAATGCTGACGGCGCCTCCAACTACACCTCCGATTGCGACAGCGTGGTCTTTACACCACTTTTTGCCTTTTTCGAACTTCTCTTTGAGATCTTTTTTGTTCATTTTAATCATTCCTTTCTGGACCGTAGTCCATTAGAGGGTTTGAAAATATAAGAGTAAAGGGATAGGAGCTGTTAACCCCTACCCCTGCCGGTCAGTCCTCCGGCTGGTCGTCTGTCTCTTCGACAGTTTCTTCCTCCGCTTCTTCAGCGGTATCAACGACTTCGACCTTTACCGTGATGTCCTTCTTGGCTTCATGAGCCTCTTTAATGGTTTTTAAATCCGCTTCTGCCTTATCGATAATCTTTTTTGCCTTCTCGCAACGCTCCGGTTCCTTAGCCATTTTGATCCCAGTGCACAACGTGCCTTTGATCTCTCCGACCTTGTAGACCGTAGCGATGAGTGCGGCTGCACCGATCACCTTAAAGAAATTTGCCGAATTTGCCATTTTAAATTCCTCCTTAAAAATATAAATTCCTCAAAGGACTCCACTCTGAAGTCCATTATTGCCATTGAAATATGTGTGACTCGCTATTCCCACTCAGACGGATTCTCTAAATCCCATCGAGAGCGGTAAAACTGGTTGCACTGTTGCCAGAGTGTCGCATCGTCTTTTCCGCAGTCTGCAATGCGAGTCTCACCGCTTAAGAACCTGTCAATCTCCTGGTCAATGTAACAGGCGTCAGTATTGAAGTTGAGCGCTTCTACCAAATCCCTAAAATATAATGGGACCTCCTCAACAGGGTCTCTATCTGGGTCGTACATAATGTCAAATGCGATTTTCGTTGATAGGATGACTAAAACCTCTAGGACAGACGGCTCATCATTTGGCACGTAAATCGGCAGAATCTTACCTATCCTGATAGCTTTTGCCCTTAGGTCGACGGAATGATTCTTCATAAGACCATCGAGGCTAGTTCTCCAGTAGAATTTTCGCTCAAACAGCCTGATGAATGTCTCATCCATGCCATCCCACCATTCTTCGCCGCCGACGATATTCATCAGCCAGTCAAAGTATTCAGCATAATCCCCCGCTAATGCTTTGCCTTTCAAATATCACTTCACCTCTTCTTTAGTTACGTAGTAAGTAAAACTTGTAGGTCGTTTCTCGTAAGAGATCGAACCTCTCATAGCGTTACTTTCTTAAAAGCACTCATCATACACGCTGTCGTCCATGTCTGGGTCAAGCGTATCAAAGTGCGCGTGATCTATCTCGATTATGACGCTTTCTGTGTTATGGATGTCAGCCTCAACCTTCTCTATCTCTTCGTTCATTTTCTTTAAGACGCGGTCCCTGCGCTTTTTGAGCTGAACGAGATGCTCTCTTTGCAAGCGCAGGTGTGCTACGAATTCTTCTCTCTTACGGTTTGCTCGTTCTGGCGTCATTCGTGCGATCTCATCTCGCATGCTCATCATAAAATATCACCACTCCTCATCGATGCTGCTGATGGGTATCGGTTGGTTTTTTCGGAATCCGATCTTCACACTTTTCTTTGTCTCTTCTATAAGAATATACCGTACCTTCACGACGTATTTTGTGATTGTCGCGGAGCCTTCTCTTACCGAATAGAATTTCCATGTGCAGTTTGTCTTATCGTAGACACCGATAAGATGTCCACGGAAAACCGGCTGTGCATCAGACTTTAGCTTCCGAAGAGACTTCTCTTTTTCGAGCTTCACTTCGTAGTAGTATTCACTGTAACGGTAGCGCCACTCATTTTTAACAGGTGGCATTGTGTCACCAGGAATGTACGCTTCTTCGATCATCTGGTATTCCTGAACAAAGTCAATGCGGTCCTTATCGCCAGTGCCTTGTTTTAACTCAGCCAATTTTACAACCCTCCTAATGTTTTGTAGATAAAAATGCCAAATATAATGAGGCCAACGATAGCCACAACAGCCCAGAACGCAAGCTGTTTATCACGTTTGCTTCGCATGCATGTCCCTCCTAACATATAACCAAGATTCGATACAGTTGCAGCAGTCGAAGTCGCATCTGATGTTCTTTTTGGACTCGATGTCGATTGCTTCGATAACACAACCGTCTTTTCCCATGTAGTCTTGGATACGGCAGAGAAGATCATAAGGGTCTGTTTGCAAGAACTTTTGCGCGTTGGTCATGTGGGTACCTCCTTTTGAAAAAAGCAGAGGCTCTGAAATCGAGCCTCATAAAGATTCATCTGTACTGTAGTATATCTGCAAGTTCGCAGCTTGCATGTGTTGTTTCTGCAGCTACCCAGCCGATATCTGTTCCATACCACGACGGTACGAATCCTGTGCATTTCGTCCATACAGACCTTAACTCATCATTATTAATTGTGAGTTTAGAGTCTATATAAGCGTACTCTGCCCATTCTTCTCCTTCGTAGCATACGAACAGTGTATCGTGGTAGCTCATGTTTTCGCATGCAGCTACGATTTCCGATACAGAGTTAGCCAGTATTAATCTGGAATCTCCATATGCTTCTGCTTTTATCGGTTTAACGTTTCCGATTACGACCGTGAAAACTGTCACGATGACAGATACGATTGCAATAATATTTTTCTTCATGTTAATTACCTCCTCAAGTAATTCTATAAAATTAATATTAGAAGAGACCGTATTATCCCTTCTATTATAGCGTCTGAAACTCTTGGAGGCAATTGCGCGTCGACTCACTCTATTCTAGAGTTCGTAGGCAAAACTTATAGAACTTGAAGGGCTAAAACGTTGTAACCTTCCATTTTCATTCTAGACTAAAAACTCGCACACATTTTGCGCCTTTAACCGCTCAAGTTTCCCTGTTAAGCCCTCAGCGCCAAACGTTAGTGTTTAGTCCCATAAGTTTCTCCTCTATTATAGCATCTGAAAGGGGTGGAAAGCAGGATAGCCCCTGAATTAATCAGGAGCATCCGCTCTTGTAATGATTTCGATCGAAAATGCAAATATCGCATTTCGAACATAATACATTTGAGTCTTATTACCGGATGTATCGGTTGCAACCGGTAAGTACATGATTTTGTTATCGGGGGAGTTCTTAATCGGGGTCATAATGTCCCGAATGATCTCCTTAGAATCGCTTTCATATACTGTTACCTTGTTGAATCCTTCAACGGTAATTTTGATTGTATAGTTCTTCATTTTGATTTCCTCCATTTCTGATCTTAGAAGAGGCCTTGTTACCTCTTCATTATAGCATCTGAATTCCTTGGAGGTACTGCCTTAAAGAATTAGACCCACTGAAATCAGCAGGTCTTAAAAATCAGTTAGCGAATGCTTCTGAAGAAAGTCTCCAGCTCACCGTTTTTCGCCCTTTCGGAGAAACCGTCAAGAATTTTCTCGAAGAACTTCATCGTATCAATACGACTTTTTCTCTTCTTAATTTCTTCTCGCATCGCTTTCTCTGAGCGGCGAATTTCGCTGAGCCTTTTATCAAATTCATTCATTTAACTCACCTCCAATATAGGAAGTGAAATCAGTAGATTCAATACCTTAAAAAGTAAAGAAAAATATAAGGCCCTGATGTTACTCAGGGACCTCGTATGCTGCGTATACGGTTTGGTTCATTGCTGCCTGTCGTCTGTCAGATTCCTCTTTGTCTGCACCGGCAAGAGCGCATATCAATGACCCAATCAGGGCCAGGGTGAATACGTCCCTCACAAACTTGTCTTTTCTAAGAATCTCTAACATGTTACTGCCTCCTCAATTTTATTCGCACCGTAAGTGCATTATAAGAGCTGAATATACTTTGAGGAGATATTAGAGAAACCCGATAGCCTCTGATGAGGTTACCGGGTGTCCGGAATTACTTTTTGAAGTCTGTAATTGCCCACACGATCCCTGTAAAGAGACCCATGCAGATGACATTCGCGTATGCCATCCACTCCTGCAGCACAATGTGCGTAATCGGAACCGGCTTACCCATATAAACCTGGTTCAGAATGCAATGCACCACAAGAAGCACCGACATAATGATGCGAACCACCCACTTATGGTTCTCAAACCAGTCAAGATACATGTTAATTTTCTTCATGTTTATCAAACTCCTTTCATTTCCGATGGCCTCCGGATGAAGCCACCTTTGCATTATAGGAGTTGAAAAATATAAGGGTTTGAAAAAAAAAGAGCAGAGGCTCTGAAAACTCAGAGCTCCTGCAGATGTGCAAATGCATTGATCAGCTGATCCCAGCCATCACGGTTTCTATCAATTTTCACGAGTTCAGTAACGATTCCGCTCTTGTCTTTGTAAATAAAGACTCGATAAGTATCGTTCTGTACCTCAATCACGTTCATAGATTTTGTGATGAGATTGCTTTCAACTTCTCTTGCAGCAGCCACACACGCCGCAATGCTGTAAGGATTCTTTACCTCCAGCTCTTCTGTCAGCTCTTCAGCGCTGACATTTACTGTCATTGTTGCGGTCATGATAACCGATACGATAAATGTAAAAAATTTCTTCATGATAACTACCTCCTTAAGTAGTTCATAATTCAATAATAGAAGGAGCCGTATTACTCCTTCTACTATAGTCTCTGAATTCTTTGGAGGTAAGGTTCGGTATACAAAAACTAGAGCCCCTGAATTTCTCCAAGGGCTCTTAAAATGAATCGGAAATCATTCCATGAACTGGTCCAATTGCTGTTTCAACCGAGTTGCATATGTTGCGGTCTGCCAGTTTGTGATACGACAAGTTGTCAGGTCCTGTCGCAGCTGATTAACCTCATCGACATAATTATTTGCCTTTTCCAGCTCCTTCTGGTAACGGTCATAATTTTTGTCCGAGGCATCACGCAGGGCCTTGACCTGCTTTCTTGTGCATAAATATTCAAGAGCAGACCCGATGATAACGCCGGCTGAAAATATAATGAGACCACCTTTGTTTTTCATGTTTCATTCCTCCTTCTGCCTTTTCGGCATTATGGGGCTTGAAATCCTTAATGCGCCAGCTCGATATTAGACCACGTGATCTGGAAGTCCTTACCCTCACGCGGGCTCCGCACATAGATATGGCCGTACTCATCGCGTTTGTCATCGTCAAGGGTTCCAAGGTCCAAGTCTCCGATAGCATCATGCCAGTCGTCAAGCTCAGACCCGTCCTCTAAGTATGCTCTGTCGGTTGCTTCGTCAATCATCAAGACGTCCTTCTCATAGTCCCAATTCGGTGTTGCGTACTCTTCTTCCGTGATGTTATAGGGCTTACCGGTATCGGCATAGGTGTCGTGAAGTTCCTTCATGAACTGCTTCCGCGCGTCAAGCAGCTCCTCCTCACGCTCATCACCCTCAAAGTCGCCGTAGTCCTCGTCTTCAGACTCTTCTTCTGCCTCTTTCGTCACGTCAACAACACCAGCGCCATCCTCTTCCGGCGGGATCTCTTTACGCTTGCAGAGGTCTTCGTGGGTTTTCTTGATGGCCTCGACTTCTGCTTTGAGCTTCTTGTTAAACTGCCAACGTGCTACAAAATATCCGACAGCAGCACCAGCGGCGGCACTCACCAGAGCTAAAATCACTCTATTCATTCTTCGTCCTCCTCCGTCTCCTCGTTTGAAATATCATTTATAGCAGGCCCTTCAACCAGCACGTAAGCATCAGTCTTAAAAGAAGTAAAAGGGCCGTTTGAAATGTCTTTGAAAATATAATGCCGTGAACCAGGTGGCAACTCGCCCTCCCGCTCCTTTGCATTCTTTTTGGCGACCCCATAAGAACCGAATCGCCCAATCTCGTTGTAATTTACAGCCATGGCGCTCTCCTCCTATCGAGTTCCACTTCAGACCATCTCGCTTCTTCTTTGAACCCGCAAAGCCAAGAGAGGTCGACATCCAAGAACTCAGCAAGGCGACAAGCAGTTCTTAGATTCGGCAGACGTCCACACTCGATGTATTCTCTAAGAGATGACACCGACACGACCCCGCAATCCTCAAGATCCTTTCGATCAAGTCCCTTTGCCGCCATTGCTTCTTCAAGACGTCGAGCGAAATAGTAGTCAACCGAATCCCATCCGTCTCTCATAAATATCACTCCCTCTTCGCGCCGGGAGCATACCGGTCAGCCGCTACAAGGAGCCCTTCCAGTTGCTTCTTGTAACGCAGATGCCATTTGTGCTTCTTATCAAGGAGCTTGAGCTCTTTCTTAGCCACCCTTTTGAATTTCCGCAGCTTATTATCCTTGCAGTACTGAATGAGCTCGAGAGCCTGTCGTTTCAAAGCCTGATACTCATTGAGAGCGGTATTTAGTTCCGAAATATCACTCCGAATTGCTGCGATATAGTCGTTCCGCCTGATACCGAGAGCCTCTGACGTGCCCTCTGTTTTAAATTCTTTGAAGTTCATTTGTAGCAGACTCCTTTCTTTATTGTGAGATTATCGTATGAGATATTAGAGTCATGAAGGAGCGCATCGACAATAGCCGACACAGTCTTTGCCTCTACGTTGCCAATAGCAATGCGGCCGTCAATACTGAGGCTGTAAGTGACTTCCGTCTTAGACTGCTCGATAGCATGGTTAAGAGTTTCTTCTATCTTGTTGAGCTCTGCTTTGTTGGATTCTGCAAGTCCTGCCCACGCGCCTTTGAGCTCCGAAAGGTCGTGTGCCTCGTATGCTTCTGCAAATTGAGGTTTTGGCGTAGTAGGCTTTGTCTTACCGTCAACACCCCAGGCATCAAGGTCTTCTTTGGTAAATTTGCTTCTGTGAGAGTGCATATACTCTTGAATATGTGCCCTCGTGATTCGCATTTGCCGTTTCTTACCAGGGATCATCTTTTCCGGATAAAGATTACAACCGAGTTCTCCACGGTTGATCATGTTGCGAATAGTTGCTGTGCACAGATGCAGAACCTGTGCGACCTCGGGGACGCTGTAGCCTTCTTTTTTGGTATTCTTCATGACTCATACCTCCTAAACGTATGTGTTGCAAATATCACTGGGTATCGCTGCTCAGCTCCTCTTCCTCAGAGCCGTCTGTCGGGGCTTCCGTCTCGGTTGTGGTGGTCGCTTCCTTCGCACCGTTATTGAAACCCAGCACATAGGTGTAAGCACCCATGATACCTGCGATAACGAACGCGAAGATGCCATCTCTTGCTACCCGCTTCATGCAAATTTCACCTCCTCTCGTTTGTAAAATATAACTCGTTCGGCCTCACGCAACAGCCGGTCTAACCGATGCTGTCACCTTTCTGCCGCGGTTCTTTTCGAACTTCTTGCGCTTCTTGTCCTGCACGAGGTCCGCGTAGACATCACACTGGACATTCCATGTGACAGCGTACTTGCGCTCGCCAGTGCCGTCACCGATTTCTTTCACAACGTAGGTAATCGGGTTGTCGTTGTCGTAGCCTTCTGCTTCGAACTGTGCGTTACGCTTCCAGCCGTTGGTCATGACTTCAGGGTTATCGTACATATAGGCGTCTTTGAACCAGTGACCCATCAGTTGGAAGAGGGTTACCTGGTCGTGCATACGGAAGTACTGGTTGCCCTGCTGACGGATGATTTCGAGCATTCTTCTGAAGTCGCCATCGGAGCGGCCATAGAGAATATCAGTTGCTGTGTCACGAGAGACAACGTAGGTCCAGCTCATCTTGTTGTTCGGACCGACAAATGCCTCCTCAAGGACGTCCTTCTCTTCACCGTTTTCGTCAGTCACCTTCCGATTGACCACCTGCTTGTCACCGTTGAAGAAGAGGTTCTTTTCTGCCTGCTCACCAATCTGGTCAGCAACGCGCTTACGATACTCTCTGAGGGTCTGGTTTGCCAGCACACACTCTGCAACCTTTGCAACATAACGGTCAGAGAGAATCTTATGGCCCTTGAGAATGGACAGGGTACCAATGAGTGCCAGGATGAATGCCGGAGCATAGATCTTAGCCAGCTTGCAAATGGTCTGCAGATAGAGCGTGGTCAGATGCTTCTTGTAGTGGTTTGCTGCGTACTCTTCGGTCGTATACTCATCGAGGACTACAACGCCGTCACGAATATCCTTCAGCGCTGCGACCTTCTCCTTGTGCTCAGCGATAACGCCGTCGAGCTTCTTGTGGGTCTCAACTGCTGCCACCACACCTGCTGTGATGAGCGTTACAGTGCCCGTGATAACAAGGATTGTCGGGCTCTTGGCCTTGGCAGAAGTCATAAGCTTCGTACCGAATTTGCAAATAGACTGCTTGATTCCCATAGTAATACCTCCTTATGGTTATGGGTAGAAAATATAGGTTTGAAAAAATATAATAGTTGAGTGAAGACATATAGTGTTGGATTCGAACCAACCTTCCACATAATGTGGCGTGCTTACCATACCACACTCGCTAAAATGCCTTCACTATAAGGGCTGAAAATTGTGTGATTACTTATTTTGGTTGATTTTCAAAGCTTCCAGTCTGCACTTATTAGCGTACATGTTAGAAGCGACATCACCGAGCGCCCATACGATGAGCAGAGTGATTACCGGATGATCCATCAGAAACTTCTTCATTTTGATTTCCTCCTTTGAAATCTAGTTATTACTCATCTTTCAGAAAGACCTTAATGCTTTTCGTATCGACATTATCCACCATGCCGATGTCGTTGAGAATCTGAATGAGGGACTCAATTGCGCCAGTCACCTCAGCTTCAGCGTTCTTCTTACTCGGAATCGGAACGATTGACGTAATGTCCACTCTCGTCACGATTGTAGCTTCCTTTTTAGTCTTTGCCATAATAATTAACTCTCCTTCCGTAATTTGCGTAACGCTTACGTTCTTCTTCCCTCATTTGAATGAGGTAATCTTCGTACCATTCAGCTTTGGCGATGTCCTTTTCTGCAGGCTCGCCATCTTTTCGCCCGGTTCTGAAGCGGTATTTGAATGCTGTCAATCGGCAGAAATCCTCAACTGCCTGATCTCCAAACAGTAACCGCATGACCTCGATACATTCGTGTGCTCCCTGATAGTGTTCAGGGTGGTTTACACCTTCCATATATGCCTCCTTAATAAGAATGAATTTCCCACTTAGTTGCTGCAGGGTAATAGTCAGGCAAGCTCATACAATCGAGCGTGGGGTTTACTCGAAAGCGATACAGCCTGACAGGCGGGGTGAAACGAAACGGGACATAGTAGAAGAACCTACATCCGTTTGGCAGTCGCATCCCCTCAGATTCCTCCAGCATACGCATCCAGAGGACGTCTGTTACGATTTTCGGTCCGTTACCAACGCTGTCTAGCAGATTCCATTTGTCAATTTGGGTCTGTCGAAAGAACTTCTCGGCGCCTACAAGCGCTATCTTTGTCATCAGCAGCTTAATGCCGAAGATTTTAATTTGGTCCATAGAATATCACCACCAGTGTTCAGTGTCGTCTTTGGTCTTAGCAGCTTCCCACTCGTTCCCATCGAACATGTCGTGCATCCATGCATTGTATTCCTGTTCTTTCTCGCACATCGGTGCATCCTGGCCGATCGTGTTGTCGAGATGCCGATTCCACATTCTTACGATGCGGGGAAGGTCCTGGATGACACAATATGCCATGAAATACTCGTGGTTGGTAAGCATCTTAGCAGTAGATACAGTTGTCATAGTTTTCCTCCTTAAATATCCTCTCGAAAGTTTTTAGAAACCCCATAGACTCTGAATTGAGTCGTATGAGGTGTTTTTTGGGCTAGCATGTCCAACTATAAGTTGCCCATTTTCTGATCCAATCTTGTTGTTCCTTACTCGTGTCGAAGATAATATGAGCTGGAGTGTTATCCACTCGTTCCACCTTATAGCCCATAGCCATAACGTGGGAGATGAATGCTCTCTCCATCCATTTCTTCTTGAATACGAACATTGTGTTGTAATACATAGTCATGTCCTCCCTATAATATAATTTTTGAGGTATCAGCCCATCCAATACCTCATTATAGGGAGTGAAAATCTTGTAACGTTCAACTCTCCACGACATAGCTGAGGAGCAGATGACCGAAGTCGTCCTCTCCCTCAATCGTGATGGACATGACTTTCTTCGGGTCCGCAACGATGCCGAACTTCTGCACGACATATTCCCATGCAGAAATAGTGAGCCCACTTCGTCTAAGAGTCGGATGCTTGTCGTAAGGATACATAATGTCAACTTTGCGGACTGCTTGCTCATTTTTTCTGTTCATTTTGATTACTCCTCCTTCAGTCTAAAGCCGCGGCGATGTACGTTCTCGAGCACCTCTTCATAGCACCGGTACCCCAAGTTCTTAATGCGTCGGAGCTCATCCGGAGTGTGATTGAGAATGTCGCCCAAAGTCCTGACCCCGCCCCGATACAGACAGTTGTATGCTCTAACAGACAATTCCATGTCTTCGAGTTTCAGATCTTTGATCGGGGCCGGGATACCTTGCAAGACAGCCTTTCTATAAGAGATAAGGTTGTCAAGTCGCAGCAACTCATCCTTAAGCTTTTTGACGTAGAGATCATTGTACACTTGGTCTCTCAAACGCGCTTGAGAATACCAGTACCCGTCACCATAAACAAGATACGCTTTGTGTCCTCTGGTACGGAGCTTGCGAAATATATTTTCTCTTTTCTGACGGATGCGTTCGACGGACCGGTCCCAGATCTTAGCAGTTTCTTCGAGCGTGAGGCAGTCCTTGTAAAGGGTCTTAACGAGTTCCTTCTCCTCATCGGTTAAGCACTCGTTTATAAGGATCTCCAAAGTTACGGTCACATCCTCAGGGATTTTACCGCAAGACGTCGAGTCTCTTGACAGCCCCATGACATCGCAAAAGAGCTCTTCAGCCCAGTTGCGAGTCGGAATGATGCCTGCGACCTTATCTTTGAACGGTCCTCTCCCCTCTGTGCCCTTCTCCTGCCAAGTCATGTCATACACAACCCGACGGAAAGTGTTTTTGTCGATGCCGAAGTCATGCAGTACCTCAGTCTCGCTAACATCCTGGTCTCTTATGACAGTCATAGCTGCGATAATTCTAGAGAACAGGTCGATCATCTCATTGATCTGCGCTGTTTTCTTCTCGGACTTTACCATTGAACTCATCCTTTCTTACTTTCTTAAAAATCTTTTAGATTTGCACCGGTCTCGGGAGTCTGATGAAGAAGCCACTACCATCCGGAAGCTCTTCAACAGATGCTGTCGACAGGTCGTAGAACCCCCACTTGTGGTGAATGGGGCTAATCGGAAGATCTGCTGCGGACAAGAAGTCAGCAATAGACGCCACATGGTACTCTTCCAGGTTGTCCATCATGTAACTGAGCACGTCAATTGCGTCTGCCTTGTCCTTAAACACAACTCGGTCAAGCTCGTTGACTCTAAGCGGTGCGCCTCCCTTCTGCTGTCTCGGCTGAATGTCATTGCTACCACGAGACTGGTAGAGTCTGTCGTAAGCGATGTATGTCGAGCCTCCTCTCTGCTCAGTATTGGCTGTCTTGCGCACCTTGCCAAAAAGAGCCATATCGAGACTGTTAACGAACAGATTCCGAACGGTCTCTTTGATCGCAGGAATGATGACATCGAATACAACGTATGACTTGATGTCATGCACCTCATCTGAGATGAATGCGTCTCTTACTTTCTGTTTGAAAGACTTCTCCTTGATGGTGCCTGTTGCGACTTTCTTTGCCTGTTTCTTTTCAGGCTTATAGTTGCTGTCCTTGATCTCTGCCATTGTTGGCATCCTCCTCTAAAATATAATAGTCAGGATACCGCTCACATAGTTTGTTGAAGGTGTTAGCCACTTCTGTACCTCTCTTGTAGTCCCAGAGCTTGTACGGGAACCCAAAGAGCGTATGAATGCTAAGGCTAAATATCACTTTAAACAACACCGGTATGCTTGCGGTAAAGTCTGCTTTCCAGAGAATCACAAGGCAACAAACTTCTGTAAAAATAAGCAGTAATTTCTCAACCGCCCATTTTATGTTTAACAGATAAAACCATGCCAAAAATCTATTAAGTAATTCTTCATGAAACTTTTTAATGCTATTCTCAGCAGCGTAAAGCCTTATAAGCTCTGCTGCTTCATCTGAGAGTTCATCACGCCAGTTTCCTTCCATACGGTTTCTCCTTTTGCTTCGAGTCTATCTCCAAGGTCTATTACCATTTCTATCAACTCGTGTGCGAAGACCGCCATGACACTTATCAATGCGTGAAATATCATGTCATTCGTCACGAGCTCCTTTGGTTTGGACCCTGAAAATATAATGCTGAATTGTAGGAAGAGATAATAGAAGGTCAGCAGCTCCATCACAACGGACAGAGCTGCCGAGAATACTCGTAAGATCAACATCAGGCGACGACTGTACATGTCACACCTGCTTGACAACGACTTTCACAGTGACTTTCGGTCTTGCAATGCACAGCACAAGCACCGCGCCGATAATACCAGCGATAATTGGTGCTGCATCTTTCAGACCGTTCACCACGTCCTTCTTGATCTCCTTGGTTGTCTTATGGGTTTCCTCTTTTACTGTCTTTTTCACGGTGTCGACAGCCTTCTTTGTGATCTTTTCAAGCATCTTCGTACACTCCTTCGTAAATATCATTTAAGAGGTCTTTGCGTGCCTCTTTGATTTCTTCATCGCTGAAGCACGCAACATCCTCATCTACCAGCTCCTGGAACTGTTCCCACTCATCTGTTATTCCATTTGCGAAACTGAAGCTTGGCATGAGCCTCCGACAGCAACTGGTCATACGCTTTCGGATTATTCATGTCCATAGCAAACAGCGGATACTCCACACCATTGAGCTTCACAAACGGGCTCCGAGGTGTGTAGTCCGGGCTCGACGGGCTGTGATACTCAGGCTTGTGCTCGATACCCTCCTCAAGGTCGTACATATAGCCGAGTTCTCCAGCAAGCTTCGGGATGTACGCTGCCGGGATCTTCAGCAGATGGTAGAGATCCTCCATGTACACCTGCTGGCTGTGGACATAAAGGTCATAGAAGTCTGCATACGCACGCTTGACTGCCGCAATGTCGCTCCAGTAGTAGACGCCGAATACCGGTTCAAGACAGAGTGTCTTACCGTTGCCGGTGTCAGCAATCATACCGTCACACGGCGGGTTTTCCTCAATTTTCTTCTCAAGGATCGCGCCTTTGATCTGGTCAAACTTCTTATCGCCGACGACAGCTTTTGTTGCGCCTTCGAGGTCAACGAGTTTTGACTCTGCTGCTGTGAGGAGAACAGTCAGCGCGGCCTTCTGCTTGTTGCCGAAGTACACAGAACCCACCATGCATGTTGCGCTCAGCAAGAAACACAGGATGACTTTCCAATACCCTTTGAAGAAGATGATAGCCTTCTCCTTCTTGCTAAGTTCCACAATGGGTGTCTTGTCGCTGAAGTGCTCAGGGTCCATTCTCTCAGCAAGCGCCTTCTCGTTCTTCTTGATGTGCGCTTCTTCGAGGGCGGCTTTCACTTCGGGTCCTGCCTTGGCCGCAGCAATGACAGCAGCGAGAGATGCAGCGATTGCCACACCAGCTGCGATTGCCGGGGCCTGCTTTTCTGCCATCTTGATGCCGGTCTTAAGCCCAGCTTTGATGGTCTGCGGGTTGAGGATTTTGCCTAGGTCAAATCCTTTCATTGCGAGTACCTCCTAAAATATAATAGAATTTGAAAGGCAGAGATTATGGGAACTGTAGCCTGCTTAAGCTCTTGCTCAAGTTAGATGCTACAGGTCCTCGTAACCTCTGCATTATAGTGATTGAAAATTTTGTGACACCCTGTTAGAAATGTGTCACGGTGAATGCTGCCCCGGTCTTATCGTTCACCTGAGCGAGCATATCAAAGCCAGAGCGTGCAAGCTCGATGATGCACTCAACAGCGATGAGCGACATGAAGCCTGCGTCGAGCTTTTCTTCGTTTGTGACATTTGTCGGGTTTTCCATTCGTTCGAGAATGTATTCCGACATCTGTTTCCAGACCTTCTCCTTGCATTCCTCTAAGAGTTTCAATGTCTCCTCAGTTTGCTTCGAGATGGGTTTTAATTCTTCCATAAAAGCCTCCATTTTGATTTGGAATTTTGAAACCCTATAGCCACTGATGTGGTTATAGGGCTTTTGTCACCTTCTCAAGAGTCTCATATCCTGGAGAATCCTATAAGCCGGTTCTCCTGCGTCTAAGCGCGTCAAATACTCGATACGCTCGCTATTGCGCATCGGACGTTTTAAAAAGAAGCGACTATGCGTTACGTAATCGTAAACGCTCGTATCCACATATTCGCGGTGGTCGTCGTATCTTGTCGGCTTCAGCTTGTTAATTGCTGTTACCGCCGCAACAAGACCAGTCGCGACAAATGTGACATTCTCTTTGTTGTCGATTACAAACTGCCACGTCGCCTTGGCTGCCTTTCCGGCTTTGTCCAATACACGCTGCGCGGTTTCTTTGAGTTTCTGACGTTTCATTGCTTTCTCGTCAGTTTTTCCGTTTTCGTCTACAATGACGATTTTTTGATCTTCCATGTAAATTACCTCCTAAAAGATGTGACCCTTACGAGTCCACTATAGCGTTTGAATTTTGTGCTAAGTATCTTGGATGAAACTCGTAACAAAACTCATCGAACATGTCCATTACCTCTTCAATAGACCGTTCGGGCTGCAGCTGTCCGAGCACATAGTCAATAACTGTTGCGCCCATTACCGTTGCGGGTGAGGTTTTGCCGTTTTCAAAACGCGAGATGCTTTGAATTGAGAACCCTGTTGCCTCAGAGACCTGCGCCTGCGAAATATCAAGCTCATGTCTTACGTGAGCAATAAACGGGCCGACATATGAATACTCTTCAGCATCGGCGAATTGAGGCTTGTACCGAATATTCATCCATCATCCTCCTCCTTGTCTAGTAAAATATCACCAAATCCTTCATTGGCATGGGACTCCCATGGATGAAGCCCATCTTCTTCCTCAGACCAATACTGATTATTAAGCCAAATACGAAGTGCATGCCACGCTTTCTTTTGCTCTTGCGGATCGAATTTCAGAATATCAACCTGTTCGATGTACGTCGCAAGGTCGATTTTATCCTGCATCCATTTTCCGCAGCGGTCTGTCTTCTGCTTGCGAATTTTACTGAGTATCTCGAGCGTTCCGACGTATTCATGATGAAAAATATAATCCGAGATCTGCGCATCTGTCATACCAAGAGCTCTTCCCAGTGACCAGACTTTTGTTTCGATTGAATTGTATTGCATGAGTTATGCCTCCTTACCTATTAAGGTTTCTTACCTGATACTATGTATTAAGGTTTGTTTCGAAAAAATATATAGAAAATGATAAGGCCTGAGGGACCAACGCAGTCCTCAAGCGGCGGTTTCATTTAAGAAACTACATGCGTGTCACACCACTTCTTATCATTAGAGCGATTGAAAATATTGGAGAAAAATTAGACCCCCTGAAGTTTCCCTCAGAGGGTCCGTGGATCACAGTTTATCCCAATCTACCTCGTTGGACCACCCGATTTGTTCCTCGGGGAAGAACATTAAGTCCATGATGTCACCGGCGGCTCCGCTGTCCCAAGAGAAGATGTGAAACTCTTTGCCGTTCTTATCGAACAATCGAAGCGGTTTATATGTATCCTTACCGCATATCTTCTCGGTGTAGTTCTTCATCCATCTATCGAGCTTAACGCCCGCAATGGTTGCAGCTACAGCCGAACCGATAATGCTGGTTACGATAATAACCGTTTCGTGTTCGTTATAAAACTTTTCCACCTTCTTCTTGGTGTTCTCCGCCTTTTTCTTGATTTTGTCCATGGTTTTCTTCATGTAAATCAGTCCTTTCAATAAATTAGGTCTTATGACCATTATAAGGACTGAAAAAAATTAAACCTTCCAAACACTCTGTCCGACCTTGTCTGCCTTCTGGAGCGCTGCAACGGTTGCGGGACCTACAATAGCATCGACTGTAAGGCCGTTCTTAAGCTGGAAGCCGCATACTGCACAATATGTCAGGAGTCCGAACCAGCCGTCGATCGCATCCTTAGAGTAACCGAGTTCTCTCAGTTTCCACTGGAGCCACTTAACGTCCTCGCCAACGAGACCCTCCTCCAGAATACGTGTCGGGACAGGATATGGGTCGGAATTTGCATCAACTGCGGGATTCTTAATGAAACCGAGGAACTTGTAATCGGACCCAGCGCCCCAGTTTCCGTTTCCCTTATACCGAAGCTGTGTCCAGAAAGGATTGCTGCATCCCCAACCGGACTCAGACGTTCTGACACAAGTCGGACTCACGACTTCTTCGACAATCGCTACATGGCCAGCGCCATCGGTGTAGCTCCGGGTGCTACCTTTCTGCCAGCACATGCAAGCGCCAATTGTTGGAGTCTGCGTGATCTCAAGACCCTGGCTGAGCGCTACGTCATAGAAGTTCTCAGCGTTAAGCGGCTGAAGAAGCGGCATGTTGTTGTTGGATTTGAGATCTTTGATCGTTCCTCCGTTCTCTTTGAAAAGCTTCTTAATACCGTCTGCACCGAGCATCTGATATGCGATCTCGTTGAAGCGGCCAAAAGCATGCGCGACACAATTCGAGTAGGTGTCACAATCCTTGTCAACAGGATTTCCTTTGATTGCCGTCGACCAGCCACCGTTGCCGATGGTGTTGTAGAATTTGTTGCCTTTCTCAGGCTTTGTGAGTCTCGGTTGGAACTTACTCATTTTCTTTCCCTCCTATATGGTTCACTTTCAGTAAAATATAATTCCGCTCCAGGATTTCTGGAATGGGAATTCCGTATTCAGCATACATGTCTCCGTCGTCAGAGATGTACAGCTCGCCATCGATCTTGTTATGGCTCTCGTGCAACTCGTGGAGCCTCCGTACAACAAAAAACGATACCGTTAGCACCGGTACCCCAATCACCACAGCCAGCACAATCATCGCGACGACTATCGGATCAAACTCGATAGCACAAAATAGTGCAGAAAACACACTCATTTTGATTGACTCACCTCACTTTGCATAATGCTCATAACCAGTTTGCTTGATGTCAATACCCATGGCCTCTGCCAAGCTGTTGAGGACGTCTTCAGAACGAATCATGCTGATGTAAGATCCATCAATAGGGCTTGTCATAACGGCCTCATGTTCAAGAATTGCTTCGGCAGCTTCTTCGAAAAGATTATAGAGTTTGGTTTCATCCATTTTCGGTTCCTCCTGTTGTTTTGCTGGAAACCATAGATAGCCCATGACTTCCGCTTGATTCATTTCTTTGGGTGTTAGGGGTTTCGGTTCTTTCTTCTTCCATGGAAATTTCATAAATGCCTCCTTAAAAATGACGCTATAGGATCTGATTTAGACCCTGTAGCGCCTTTGCTGTTATTCGGTTTCGGTTCTTTCATCTTCCTCATTGTCTTTGCCCTTGCCGAAGCTAAGTGTCTTCGGGAGACCTTTGGCTTCTGCAATTTCATCCCATTTCTGGGAAACGAATTGCGAGCCAATCTCCGTCACAACACCCATCACCGCTGCGGCAATGAGTCCTCCAACTTTCAAGTTCATGTTTATCCCTCCTTTCAGCATTAGAGGGTCTGAATCCGTTAGAGAGAACATAGAGGCTCCGTTTCCAGAGCCCCCAGAGGTTCTTATCTTCTTCTGTGGTCACCAAGTAAACACAGAAGACCGCCAATCATTAATAATATGCCAAGCGTAAACAGATCCATACCATCTCTCCTTTCTTACTTTTTGTGGAACATCTTGATAATTCCTCTCACGATCTCAATGAGACCGACAAGAAGAATCACAATGAATAGTACCACCCCGAGTAAGACCCCGAGAGTGGTAAGTAGTGCACTCAACATACGTACTTCCTCCTTTCAGTTCAGTCTTTCGGTCTTAGTGACCATTATACCGGCTGAAAATTGTGCGATTGGAGGAAATGTGCAGAAAGGAGGTTCATTTTGATGTAAGCTGATTAAAGTTTGTTGCAAAAATGGATAGGCCCTGAGATTTCTCCCAGGGACCATATCCTTGCCGTTGGTTACTTGAAGATTTTCTTTGCCATGTCGGAGAGTTTGAGGCGGTTACCCACCTGCGGGATAAGCTGGTCTGCAGCAATGACCGCTCCGGTGCTAAAAGCTGCCAGAGCCCATCCGCATACATCCTTGGCCGTAATCTTACCCGAACGAGCTTTCTCGTCCATGATAGAATACGCCCCAAGCTGTACTTGGAGTTCTCTATACTCCTTGCTTCCCGGTTCGGTTTCCGCGAGCTTCTGCAGCAGGCGTTTCCGTTCCTCTTTTTCCATTTTTTTAATCGACTTGGCCAAATCGATCAACTCCTTTCTGCCATTTCGGCATTATGGAGCCTGAAAAATTTGTTACGCGTTAACCTCCTCATCCTCAATTGCGAAGAAGCCATCCGTTATAAACCGATGACCGTTGATGAGAAGGTAACGAAAATTGACGCTGCGATCGTGGTTGTAAACTAGGAAACCTGACTTCATGGTTTTTGACAACCGATCCATCTGCGCATTCGTGAACATCGGGACGACTTCGGTCTGCATTCGGTCATACGTACCAAATGTGACACTACGAAGCGGTGTGATGTCACCCCAACAGACGCAGCATTGCTCAGAATAGAATGCTACTTTGTCAGTTGGGTCCGCGTTATGTGAGGCACTCGCCCAAAACACAAATGCAATCTTACCAAGGTTTGTTCTTACCATTCGAATCGGAGCGTCCTTAGTACCACTCGTATCGCTTCCATAACGAAGACGGATGATGACACCGTTGCTACAACCAATTCCATCTACAATCGTATAGGAATTCGACGTTCTAAACGTGTTATAGTTTGTACTATCTGCATATGCCTTACGAGTGCTGCTATCCGTCCACTCGAAAAGCGTGTTACTATTTGCATCTGTGATGGTCAACACATCTTCCGAAACCGTTACAGTTTCTCCTGTTTCGAGAAAACCGCTATTGTCGATCAGTTGCTTTACATCATCAAGATCGCTCAGCTGTGCATAAATCGCCATCTCAACTCACCTCCTGTTCCGTGGCAACGCCAATCAGACATTCTCCTTCTACACCAAAGCCGAAATCAGTCGCAAGATCAATGTCATATGGTCTCACTTCTCCGGTTCCGGCTAGACTGATGGCGTACAGAGCGTCTATAATTGCGTCCTTGATCTCGTTACCCTCTTTGGACTCGTTTATTATCTGGAGCTCTCTTTCGATATCAACTGCCATATCACTCATCCTCTATTGCAAAATAGCTGTCCGATAGATACTTCTTTCCGGCAACATTTATACCTTTGATTGCGAAATCTCCAGGAGAATATAATAGGAATCCAGACTTGTCAGTATACGAGACAGCATCAGAGTTGGTAAACATTGGGACGACCTCATAATGCGTGTCATAACGGTTCGGAATATCAATGGTTGAAAGCGGAGCTACGTCTCCACGAGCAATACAGTCAATGGCATTCTTGTAGCCATTGATATTCGATCCTATGCTTGCCCCTGTATTTCTTCTTGATATAACAGCAAGCTTTCCGAGATTCGTTGCAACCATTCGGATTATAAGATTTATGTTCTGAACGGTCATGACTATCATGATGCCATTCTTGCAGCTGTACATGTACGGTATAGAAGATCCATATGTACTATTACCAAGCGAGCCACTGGCGTATACACTTGATGACGCATATGTAGTCCAAATATATGTGTATACATCTTTTGCTATCCGAAACACGACGTTTCCGTCTTCATCTTTGACATCGATTGTTGCGGATTGCATAATATCGACGTTGGCTGGGCTTGAGACAACCGTCGGAGTCTGCTGGTAACTATACATGGCATCGTAAGTATAAAGCCGATAAGCGTTAGTGGCTTCTTTCACAAAGTACACGCTATGCTCGTCGCCTGTCTCAGGAAGATCCGATATGGAATTATAGTAATACGGGCTAGCTGTCGGCATCTTTGTCGTGATTTCGCTCCAATTAATGTCAATTGAGACAGTCGAACCCATATTGGTTAAGAACTCTGTTGATTCCAGAGCAGTCTTGAGGGCGGTCATGTCGCTATTGATATAGTGCCTTTTAATCACCTATAATCGCCTCCTTTATGTGACGTCAAGCGTTATGCAGTTTGCGGTGTTTGCATAGTAGCCGCCGCTATCGTAGGTGAAACGTGCGTCAACAGCTTCTGTAGTGTTATCAAAAAACACGACGAATCTTGATTGCGGACATATAGAATCCATCACGGCTTCACCAGTTATATCAAATATCATCGTTTGTGTTTGATCGCTATACGCACGGATATTCGATAATAGATAGAGTCGCCTATTGACTGTTTTTGCAGACGGGATAAACGGAAACGAAGTAATCATAACATCATCGATTTTCGTTGTGGACGTCATACCATGCAACGCGATCATCTTAAGGTTCAACTGATATGTGCGACCTCCTTGATACGTCACAGTAGCAGAGTAGTCTCCTGGTGTAACCTGTTTACCCCATACAGAAATGTATTGATTATCATTTTCGCCGCTGCCACCAGTAGCCTGATTCTCTGTTGTAACGAGTTTTGTCCATCCATCGTCGGAAATATCAACGAGATTCGCGCCAGCCCGATGCATGACCGCGGCGAGCAACAAAGAATTCGCTGTTACAGTAAGACTCACGGTTCTTGTGTTAGCTCTGCCATCGTCGGTTAACACGTTCTGCGCGGCATCGTAATCGAATTCTGCAATACTTGCTATGCACACGTCGAGTGCACCATCGGTGTCGTCATATCCCTGACCTGCAACGAATTCCTCTTTTATCGTTTCGCCTCTTACTGCTGCGACTTTCGTTAATGCAGAGGCAATCGCACTCTTCACCGTTTCACCACCAGCCTGAGAATGTATGACGGCAAGTTCCTGTGCAATATCTACTGCCATTTTGAATCACCGTCCTTAAATCTCGATAGCGAACATGTCGTTCGAGAGATACAGCCTTCTGTCACCGAACGCCACGACGCCATCGGTATAAAGAATGTTGCCGGCGGTTATCCCGTAGAGCATTTCACTGATAACACCGTCACCTTCTGACACAAGAGGTGTAAGCGTGCAGACGTTAGAATTGATTCTGGAATGACCGACGCCTCCATCCGTGCTGATTGTGCTACTTCTGGTAAACGTGCGAATACGTCTCTTGACATCTGGAACGGTTGAGAACTTTTCAACGTCATAACCACAGCTAACCGAAATTCCGCCGTTAGTGTTTCTCGAGAATGCTATGGAATTCGTTTCGCATGTGATGATAACTCCATGGCTCGTCCGTATTGCAGACTGCGGAGCAAGAGAATATTGTAGAATCACATCGCTTTGCTCTCTTGGGAAAGAAAGGGTATCGTCGGAAAGTGTGCCGTTAGTGTGGACCACAAGGTTATAGAACCAAGAGGCTTCTTCCTGAGTCCAGTCAAGGACGTATTTGAGCTCTGCTAGAACGTTCTCACCAACGTAAATCGTGAGACCCTTGCTCGAACCCTCGACCTCTTCGTATGTGACATCTGTAAACAGTCCACTCGCCAAAAGGAAGTCTTTAAGGGTTTCGAAATCAGTTTCGCCCATTGTCCCAGTTAGACCAGAAATATAATCGTCGTGCGATGTGGGTCTTGACACATCTGCAAGGCTTATGCCTGTGAGACCTGTCATTACAGTTCTGGATTCCTTTGCAAGGTGGTCAAGTTTATCAAGAGCGCTGTAGATAGCATCCTTAACTTCTGACCCAGTAATGCTATGGGCTATTACGTAAAGTTCTTCAGAAATATCATAATCAGAAAGAACTGGAGAATTTACAGGATAACCGTCAGAAGCTCGGTCAATTGTCTCGGCGTTCTCATCTGCAAGGATCGCAAGGGCGTTGTAAATCGGTATTCTTATGTCAACACCGTAACGTCCTTCCTGAATCTCTTGAAGATACTGGTAAATATCAGTTGCCATGGTCCCACCTCACTTTCTAACCCAGTCGTAGGTTCTTGTTATCTTTCTCGTCCCAGTATAGCCGATCGTGTATTGCTGCTGAGAAGGATCATTCAGCGGAATATCACGTTCGGAGAGAGGGAGAGAAAATGCCGGATCGTCAGGGTCATTGCTCCCTATCTTATGCGGGGTAGATTTAATTGTTATCATGTCGAGAACATCAGGGCTTTTGACGTTATTTTGAAGGAGCGACAGATCAAGTGCCGTGACATCTATTTCAAGGCCCTCGAGTTTTGCCTCGAACAGTTTCTTTGCACCAAGATCCCTAAGCGTGGCAGGATCCGTGCAACTAGAGAAATTCACAATTTTCTCGATTCGCCCATACTTCGCAATAGAAATCGGATCTTCAACACCGTAAGAATTAACTTTATAGGCCCTTGCGACAAGCGGAGACATGGCTTCATAAAGATCGGAAGAAGAATTCCATTTCCAAACATATCCGTTATCTTTTGCGATATACCAAGTTTTCGATGCACCTTTACCATATACGGTTGTAGGATCCCTTGGAAAATCGTCAGAAGAAGGATACGCAACCTCAGACCAATCGGCTGCTTTTGGTGGATAGACAAACCACGTTTCATCGTCTGGCGTTCCAATAAGAAGTTGCTTTACCCGCTTTGGTGTTCTGAGAACTCCTCGGGTTAGCTGTTTACCATTCTGGGTGTACTTCTCGCTGTCAAGATACCATCGGCTAGATCCGTCCTTAATACCGTATAATGTGATGTACTCATCGTAGTCAACTTTACGGGTCCTCCATAATTGCATACCGAGTTGTGTCCTCGTAAGCGGTCGAACCTGTTGAGTACCAGAAACAGTATCTTTAGACGACATGTTGAGGTAAATATTCGTGTCGTCAATCTGCGGAGACGGTATGGTGAACTTTAAAAAGTTATTTGTTGTTCCGCTCGTATTGCCTGTTGCAGAATTGATTATTGTGGCGGAACCAGTCTTAAGATAATTCTTTGTGTAGATAACGCCAACCGGCTTATGCGTGCCATCGGAGGCATAAAAGGAGGACATATAATATGTTTCTCCTGCATAAACAACTAAAGAATTGTAATCCCATGCTCGCAAATAGCCCTGATTCCAGGCGTCTGTTGGATCGGCTAAAGGGTTGCCATCCTTATCATGATCTGGTATTGGAGTGTTTTCTGGTATTTGACTTGAATCCCAGAACCCTGTACAAGAGTATTCGTGCATGCTGTATGAATACTCTATTTGGGCATCGCCTCCAACATTATTTATGAACGCGCCATGTATCCACGCCATACCCCTGCTTGATGCTGTCCAAGCAGGATCGATTCTTGCAGAATTCACATTGTCATAACCAGAAGGAGGAGCATCCTGACGAACCCAAATAACATTACCGTTGATGTATTCGTCATCAGATACTGCTCTTCCAGATACAACAAGAGATCTGTAATCTCCAGTTGGCGCATTGATTCTCGGATCCCACACCCACCAGCCAGCGTCATTCCCGCTTGTTATATGGTATACATGAGAAATATCAATGTCACCTATACTGCGAAGCTCCGACAAGCTTGTTGGGTTTCTGTAAGTCGTCCCTTCTTTAACATTTGCAAAGAACCTAAGATCGTGAATGTTCAGAGCGCCGCTCGATGGATTTAGGTTTTCTGCCTGATCTTGATCGCTCGAGATCTTAATAGGCGTCTCAGCACCGTTGTCACGTACCATCCAGTAGTAGCACATCGGCGCAATGTCTATTTCATCGCTGATAACTTCAGACCCAGATGAGGCGATTTTCTTTCCTGTAAGGAACAGACAATTTACGATGTTCGCGCCATCTGTTTTTTGTGTAAGATCTAAAAGGTTCTCTCCGAATTGGATGTACGTCTCTGAATCTTGGAGACTTTCTCCCTCTTCGCTATTATTGTAATCAGCAATCCAGTCAACAATCGGTATAGCCATCTGGGGGCCGTATACCGCTGCGTCTGCCGGTGTTGCTTTTCTATATCGAACTCTAAAATGACCGCCGTACGTTTTCTTAAGATTGTTGAAAACCTCAAGCGTATTTGTATACGTCTCGACTTTGAAGTTATCGATCTCTTCGCCGCTACCGTCGTTCTTCTCCCCACTGAAAAGATCATCTTTCATGGTAACGATCATTTTAGACATATCAGTCTCAAATTTAAGACACACGTTAGCCTGATGACCAACCGCGGTGTTATGCTCGATTAAGAACTTTTGCAGTGCTTGCTTTGGAGTAAAGTAGCTCTGGTCAGGATTTTTCTTAGGCATCGTATACGGCATAATAACCGTATCGTTTAAAAAGGACCATGCCCCCTCGCAATACAGAGAGGGGGTGTTGTAGAAGTCCTTTGTAATGGAGAGAAGCCTACCATAAAATATCACTTTCTCTCCGTTTGCGTCGTGTTTAGCCTTTTCTTCTGCAGAATCATCAACGTACTCATTCGGCACGTGACCTTCATACTCCTCAATCATGACTTTTGTGGCCATTCTCTCGAGAATATCTTCTGACATTGCCGGGCTGTTAGGGTTGAGAGAGCATTCAAATGTGCCAGCGCTATCAGCGGCGAGATGAACTTTCGGATTCATTAGCGCAAGCATCAAATCCGGGGACGTCGTATTGAACACACAGGTTTTCTCCCCATCTGCTTTCTTAAAAAAGACGCTGTAGCGCATACGCTTAAAGCCTCCCTTGTCTAAAATCTATGGTCATTTTGATGTTGTAGGAGCGAGGGTTCACAATAGTAATTCCCCAGCACCTATCCATGTATCCGCCCGGTGCGCCTAATGTAATAAGCGGATCGTGTTTTAGAAAATGCGTAGAGGTACTATATCGTTCAGAATTCTTGATGTACGATTTGTAACCCTCACCGTTAATAATCATCTGAGAAACCTCTGCCTGGTTCCCGTAACAATACCGAATATGTGGTCGCTGGCTCTCGTCAAGCGCGTCGTAATCCTCTACAGATTCAAAGTCAAGCAAGATGTCGGGGACAACTGGCATTGTTCCAGCTTGAGTGATGCCAAGCTGTGTTGACGCCTCACCAGAATTCGCAGTTCTTACATACCAGCCTTGTTTATCAGGAATCGTGCCTCTAACAAAATCAAACGGGTCCCAAAGCCAGTCTTCATATGTTGTGAAGATCATCTTCTTATAAGGCGCGAAATTGTAATCGAGCGTTATAGATGATGCCAGCTTATCAGATTTCCATTGATTGACTTTCATTCGGCCTTCATAGAAGTAACCCTTTGCGTCTGTTAAGAGGAGTTTTCGATTCATTCCGTGAATTTCGTTTAGGATTTCGTCATACTTTTCTTCCCATGTCGTATAGTTTTCATGAGTATGGTCAACGTAGAACTCAAGGCTCCCGCTCCGGTTGTAATAGAGCGGGTAGCCAGTGAGTACTTCAGAGAGATCGACGATTCCATTGGAACCAGGGACCTCAATCGTGTTTTCTTGGACATCGGGAGGAGCTATCACAGGTATACTTTTTGGTATAAGCCCGTAATCTTTCCATGTGTCTTTGAACGCAGAGTCTTTATACTTTATAACAGGTCTTCCATACTCGTCTTTCTCGCCTGTATTCTCAAACTGTCCGATAAGTATAGAATGCGCGCCATCATACGTTACCTGCATGGATTAGTTCCCCCTTTCTCCATAAATTGCTCGACGGCCGAGTGCGTCATCGTAAGCACCGACTGTGGAACCAACGAGGGCTCCGGTGTCCATGACGATTTGCATATTGGCCATTTCTTCTGTCATGTAATTCATGTCTTCTCGCAGTGCCTGAAGCTCAGACACAACAGCCGCGTTAGAGCCGTTGAGCGTTGTCATGTCGTAAGCGATCTGTCCTGTCATACCAGAAAGTGTCACATTTTGATTTGCAAACATGGAACTTACGTCGGTTGCGGTTCTTCCGATGTTCGAAAGGTCCATAACCGGTCTGATCCGAGGATCGTACTCGATATCACCAGAAGCGATCTTCGATACATAGTCAAGCGGCTGGCCAATCGCGTCAACCATGGACGAACCAAGGTTTTCCATTTGACCGGTTGCAAGGTACGAGTTATCTTTAATCGCCTGCTGGAAACCGAGGATACACCAGAGACCAGACTGATAGAACTTCTTGGAAGGGCTGTTAGAATCGATACCTTTCTTCGATCTGAAGCTATTATTAACTTCATTTCCGAATTGGGCCATGTATTTCAGAGGATCTTTTGAATACTTGTTATAACCTTCGTTGAAGCCTTCCGCGGTAGACTTGAACCATTTTTCGCCTTCGTTCTTGAAATCTGAGTTTGCAAGGTTCATCTTGTTTCGAACCGGACCGATAATGCCCTTGTCTACCGATTTACCAAGTTCGTCTTTATGCGCCTCAAGTTCATCCTGTACGACGCCTACATTGTCAACAACAGCGCTTTGGATTTCACCCTGCGCCTCTGGAGTTGTCATGCCAGCAGCCCAAGCATCGGTATATGTCTCACCGCCATCCATCGCTTCGAAAGAAATGTCGCTTTCGTTATAGCCCTGACCTTCCATGAATGTCTCCATGCCGGGCATACCTTCTGGGTCAAGATTGATAGACGAACCTGGGATGGTGAGTGAAGACTGATCGAACATTCCCTGAAGTTGATCGGTCGAGAAATTATCGAAGTTAAGACTATCACCGAATTTGTCTTTCAGTCCGTCGATAAGGCTGCCTCTGCTCATTGCGGTTTTGTCTTGTGATACTCTTGCTGCCTCAAGTTCTCCGCGGTACTTTGCAAGACCCGCTGCTGAATTATCGTAATGGATCGATTCCTTCTTAAGATCCTTCTCGACCTTATTCATGGAAGCGTCAAGACCGACCATGCTCTCGACTATCTGTTCTGTGCTTTCTGAATAGTCCTTAGCATCTTTCAGACCGGAACGCAGAGAAGCTTTTACTCCGTTAAAGAGATCAGGGACTCCTCCGAGCATATTGTCAAGCCACTCTGTATTGATACCTGCTTTTTTCAGAAGGCCCGAAATAGGCTTAAGCATCAACATAATGCCTTCCGCTATAACATCAAGTATTATCTCACTAAGAGCTTCCATGATGTTCCAGAACGCATATGCGATTTCTGCAGAGTTCTTTCTGATCGTGTCGGCAAGCGAGTTCAGTAAACGGATGAGGATCTGTACAAGACCATCGACAACCGTCGGGATTATGTCGATAACAAAGAATATCAGTTTCTTTATAAGTTCTTTAATTGTCTTTAATACTTCAGGGCTTGCTTTCAGTATCGCGGCGCAAAGCGTCATGATGCCTGTCACAATGCCGATTTTGACTTTCGGTTGCAGATCAGACCACCATTTTGAAAAGTTTTTACTGCCGGTTTTGAGAACCTTGCCAATAGCCGTGAACGCATCGGAAACGATATTAACGATTGAACCAACAGCTTGTACGATAACAGTCGCAATCGGACCAACGTTTTTAATGATGCTTGTAACAAGCCACGTGAGCAACGCAAGGCCGCCAAGGAGACCTAAGAATATCACCCAGTGCTCTTTAATTGCCTCTGCGACCGTGATGATCGTCGTTGCAATATCGCCAGCCATTGAGACAATGAGTTCAAGACCCTTCGCGGCAACCCAGATGCCAGCGCCTGCCAGCAAGAACGCTGCGCCCATAAGTGCGATGGCTATTCCAACGTTCATAAACGCTTTGTCAAGATGCTTCGCGGCGACAACAATCGCTATTCCGGAGAACAGACCGAGGAACAAAACAATGCCGAGCAAACTTGCAATCATTGCATTATCCATCGTAACTCCAGAAAGCAACTTAATCGCGCCGGCAATCATTAACGCGGCACCCGCAATTGCTAGGAATGCAACTGCAACACCAAGAAGCGCCTTTTGTACGTTTCCACCAGCTTCCGGTTGCTTGGCTATCTTGTTGATAACGAGCCCAACTGCCGCAAATATCGCAAGAAGTAGAGCACCAACCGCAATAACAGCAGGAGCAGATACTTGATCTATCATGGAAATCGCTTCTGCAACGAGTAACAGCATCGCGCCGACCATTACGAAGACGAATCCAATAGACACTAGGATGTTGATGATTTGGTCTGAATAGAATATCGAACTCGCGAGAGCAAACATTGCGGTAACAGCAACGCCCAGGATAAGGACAATCGCTACGATACCGCCGATTGCCCATCTGAGTTTATCCGTGTCGACGTCTTTTACAGAATCGACGATGAGTTTAAGGGCAACAGCAATGGCAAGAACCAATATGGCAGATGTCAGCACTGCTCCAATAAGAGCACCGCCACCATGATCGAGATTCTCAAGGCCCTTACCCATGAGGAATATCATGGTGCCAAGGGAGAGCATAATAGCTGCAATAACGCCCATGGCCGCCATAACTGCATCGCCGTGACCTTCAACTTGGGCATGACCCATTGCCTTTGCAAGGAGCATGACTTCCGTCGCAATGACAGCGATCATACCAACAGCAACAACCATCATAACAGTCAGCATGCCGAGCGATTTCCAGTCAGTGTTCTTCGACGCAAGACCCGCAGCCGCAACAAATCCCGTAAGAAGGGTCATGATGACGACGACCGTTAACGCTGCATAACTAAGTGACTTGCTGTCAACGCCTTCGAGATCTTTTGCAAGGGCGATAAATGCTTTTGTAATAAGGAACACAGCGGCCCCGATGCCTGCTAAAAGAACACCAGCGCCAAAGAGATTATCAAGCGATGCTTTGCCGTCTCGAGTCTGTTTTGATACGAACATTGAGGCAACAGCAATAGCGGCGAACGCGGAACCGATAGCAACCAGCATCAAAACAATCTGGTAGAATGCAGCCTTTAAATTTTCTTTATTGGTTTTCATCTCTTGCCCAAGATCTATCAGCGCTTTACTCATAAGCCAAACCGCCGCACCAAGACCAGCAAGCAGTATACCAGCGCCGATAAGTCCACCAAGACTATTGTTGACTTGTACGAGATTCTTTGTCGATTTATCAATTTCCTTGATATTCTGCTTATTAAAATATCTATCGCCACTTCCAAGTATCGCACCGACAGCTTTGCCGATGATAGCCATACCAACAGCAAGCCAAATGACAGCCGCAATACCCTGTTTCAACTCATTTTGATCCATGCCGCCTAAGATAATAACGGCAGAGACCATGAGCATAAGGCTTGATATGATAGAACTGAAAATGTAAGCGTTAGTAATCTTCTTTAAAGATTTATTAGCAGTTGTAAAGACTGTACCAAGTTCTGAAAAGATCTTACCAATGTTCTTTGGAATGGATGCAAAACCTCTGATGCTTGTTTCGATTCCGGAGCCTATTCTAAAGAAGTTAAAGAGGTTCATGGCAACAAGCGTTAGAATTCCGCCCTTACCGACTTTCTTCCAGTCAACGTCTTCAAGCGCCCCGGTAATGCCCTCGAAAACCTTATCGGCAAAGGTACGAATCTTACCGATAATGCTATCATCAGACTCAAAGAACTCTGTCACGCCGTCGCCGAGGTTATCAAAGAACTTGTCAAGATGGATGTTCGAAATCCAGGTCTCGACTGTTGTCTTAACGTTATTCCAGAACTCTTCGATTTTTGTACCCCAACCAGGAAGCTTGTCAATGAAGTCCGCAAGCTTACCAGCAACGATGCCAATGCCGCTTGCGAGGGTTCCGATAGCAGTCTCTCCGGTACCACCCGCAGCCTCTCCTACCTCTTTAACATCCTTCTCGAAGGGCTTGATCTTTTCAAGAGACTCTTTGATGCTCGTCTTGAGTTTATCAAAGGACTCTTTCAAACGAATGACGCCTTCTTGCTGATCGACAGCGTCTTTCAGCTCTTGGAACTTGGTGGAAAGCTCTTTGATCTTCTTACCAATATTCTCAAATACTTTCTTAAGGTTATCGAAGACAGAGGTCGTCTTCTCGCCAGTCTCTTCAACCTTCTCAAGAGTGTCTGCTACTTGGTCCGTCGGTGTCTTAGCTTTTCCGATAGAAGAGATGAACTTTACGATACCGCCGACAACCTTCGATACCGCTCCAGCAACAGTCATGATGACTTTGCCGAGTCCTTCGAAAACTGTCTCAATGACGCTTGCAGCTTCATCGGTGATTTTGAATTTTTCTGTGAGATTTGCAAGGCCCTCAGAGAATTCGGCGACTCCGCCAAGTACACCTGACGGATTAAACGCCTTACCAAGACCTTTTACAACGGCTCGAATGATCTTGTAAATCGAAGATGCAACATTCGCCACAACTATTCCGAGATTCTTTATGACTCTCATGACAGAGATGACCGACTGTTGCAGAGGGGTTAACTTATCACTATCTGCAAGTTCTTCAAGCGTCTTCTCGCTTCTTAGACATTGCGCGGCAAATCGTATTACACTATTAGCGGTGCCAAGTACACTTTCAGTTAGCATATCGAAATCATGCCAAAGTGTTCCGGCTGCGTTTCCTATCGCGTTTAGAAGCGATTCTGTAGGCTGGAGATCTTTGGTTAGCATGTCTATGGAATGCATTAACGTCGAGATTCTTCTAGACAAAATAAGGGGGCCAGCCATTGCCTCACTAACAGAAAACCATATCTCACCAAGGACTGTTTTGACCGCGGTCCCTATGTTAATTATCGTATTTCTGCCGTAGTGAAGCGCATTAAAGAAGTTGCCAACTGTTTTAGAAAGTCTTTCGGATTGAAGTTGCGCTAGAGAGCCATTTTTTGTTGCTTCTTCTGTTTCTTTGTTAAGATCCTCAACAGTCCATCCAAGCTGTTTTAAATTGTAATTAACTTTAGCAGCCTCATCAACAAACCCCTGGATCCTATCATAATTAAGACCTTTTTTGGCGAACTCGTTAATTCTCACAAGGCCATTTCCGTAATCGCCTCTGATAACAGCTTCAACAATCGCTAGGTCCTCAACCGTCATCTTGGCTTTTTCGCCAATTGCCTCTAATTTATCGGCAGACGCTTTTGCTTTATCAAACCAGGTAGAAACGCCGTCAAATACGGTCTTGGCTTTTATGGCAAGATTGTCAAGGTTCTTTCCGATTGTCTGAAACCAATCAAGGTTTATAAATTTTACGAATTTCGATGCCGCGTTAACGCCAGATTCCCATGCCTCGGCAAAATGTCCAGCGAATCTTAAAGTCTTTGTGCCGTCTGCTGCCGTTGTGTCGTTTAATGCTTTCTGGAATTCCTTAATTCTGTCAGTAACTGCAACGAAGAATGTGTTAGTCTTGTCGATAACCGGCTGAGTAAAAATTGCACCGATTCTCGACAATGCCGCCTTCATGTTAGAAAGCGAACCTGTGAAGGTCTTATTCGCTTCTTTTGCATGATCGCCATAGGCCTCGTCCATTGCGTCCGAGAACATCTGGAAGTCAATGACGCCCTTGGAGACCATGTCACGAACTTCAGATTCCGTTACATTAAGAGACTTCGCAAGTGTTGCAGCAGCGTTCAGACCACGAGATGCAAGACTATTGAGGTCTTCACCCATTACTCGACCCTGACCTGCGATACGAGTAAAAGTATGAGCGATATCGTCATAAGAGGCATTTGTCATCGCAGCAACGCCAGAGATTGCTCTCAGAGACTTATGCATCTGGGTGACGTCTTTACCCGCGCCGTCCTTGCCGATGATCTTCTCGAAGTCGACACCAGAAGCTGCAAGCTGAGAAGCCGCCTTCGCTGCGGAATCAAGGCCGTATGCAGTATCCGTAACCGCGTAATCTGCTGCTTCCCTAACAGCATCCCACGAATACTTAAGACCTTCGATTTGGAACTTCGCGTTTGCAATGTTCATTGCTCTGTTCCAACCACCGGACTTAATTTGGCTCATGGCCCTGGCAGGGATCGCTTCAATCGCGTCGACAATTTTATCAGCGAACTGGGTCTTAACCTTCTGGGCCATCATGCCGAGGACAGAAGTCGTGTAGGAACTAATCTTATCGAGCGAATTCACCACTGTTGCGACTGATTTTGAAGAGACGCCATCAATTGCAACCATCAGTGAGGACAGGCCTTTCGCAGCCTCTTTAAACTGGAGCTTCTCGTTGAGCTTGTCAAGGGTGTTCATCGAACGCATGACGCCTGCTTCGAATTGAGCGTTGTCAAATTGCATGCGTACGATTCTGTTATCAACTGTGCTCATTTGCGAGTGACCTCCTTCCAAATGGTTTCAGCGATGTGGTCCATCAGCTCTTTTGTAATTGGGTTTATGAAATCATACGGGGCAACATATCCACCATTGCGTGTTGCGTGTCCGTATTCAATCAGTAAAACTATAGGGATTGATGTGTTTCCGGCAGTAGCAGAATTCGTAAAATTCAACGTAATTCTTCCTTCTTCCTGTATGATTTCATAACCCCAAGACGCTGCGGTTACGCCAGTATCAACAGGTGTTTCTAGAGCAAGGGCTTCGAGACCTCTCTGCGCATAATACTCAAGAATGTCAACGAAATTCTGCTGTTTTGTTCTTTTGAAGAAACCTTCAACGTTCTTCGTACTTCCTGTAGACTTTATGCTAATAAAAGATGGTTTTGCCATTGCTCTAGTCACCTGCCTTTCTTAGCCTCTACTCTTAAGTTTCGCTCTTCTTGCAGCGTTGAGCGACTTGTTCTGTGCCATGATGTCTCGTTTGGACATCTGCTTCGGAGGCTGTTGTTCAATAGATGCTACACGAATCAATGTCATAAGACGATTGATGTGCCACTTCTCACAAGGAGAGAACGGGATCTGAAGAGCTGACATCCAATAGTAGATGAGCTCGTTCGTAATGGTCCGACCGCCCATTCTTCCAGCGCCGCCCTTTGG